ATAAATTTCAAAACAAAATTGAGCACAAATCTGAAGTATATTTTGATATATTCAGAGATAAATTAGCAAGTTTAGTTAAACATTATTCCAGTATTACGTTTCCACACGGGCTTGCTTGGGGAGAAGATGGTAAATATACTATACAGAATATTGGCGGTCGATATAGAATACTTTGGCATCAAGATTATCCAGCGGATATACTTATGCAATTTGTTAAGAAGTATGTAGACTTAGTAAATAATTTCTTACCAGTGACGGTTTATATAGCACCTGATGTAATCGGTCCTGAAGATTGGTATTACACATATGTACACACAATGCAGGGAATTAATATCAATTCTGTTGTAATTTTATTTTATGATTACAATAAATATTAAGCCCTATTATCTTGAGATTACAACATGAAAATAAATGAAATAACAAATACACCAGTTGAACTTATGCATGATGAAGATGATTTAAATTATATCAAACAACATGCGATAATAAGTAAAAAAGAACCAATTAACGATGATCCATTTCAGAATTTATCAGTTGAAAATATTAAAGTGTTCGAAGCTAAATTAAATGTAGTAATAACACGATTTAATAAATTATTATCACCTACATATACAGAAATTAATTATAAATCACAAGAACTCTTACATATACAAGGTGTAGTTTATATAACTACAGGTTATGTAAAATGGAAGATGAGTTGCCCGAAAAGTATAATTATGGAGTTTGTTAAAGTTTATTCTGGTTTAGTTTCTTCATTTATCCCTGAAACTATATATTATAAACGCAAAGGTTATACAGGTAAAAAATTGTATAAAACTCAAGTACATACAGCGGCATTACCAGAACATAGTACACAGAAATGGTTACATAGAGTTACAATATTACTTTCAGAAGTTAAATAATATGAAAATAAATGAAATAACAAATACACCAGTTGAACTTATGCATGATGAAGATGATTTAAATTATATCAAACAACATGCGATAATAAGTAAAAAAGAACCAATTAACGATAGTGATTCGTTTCAAAATTTATCAGTACCGGTATTTGATATTGATATATTTGCAAGTAAACTATACGTATTAGTAAAACGTGTTAATTACTTATTATCACCTAATTATACTGAAATATCTTATAATAATTGGGCATTTATGCAAACAAAACCTAGAAATACAGATCTCAAAGCAACTCCAACTGTATGTTATTTAAAATGGAGTGTAGAGTGTCCAAAACACATAATTATGGATTTTGTCAAACAATATTCTAAGTTAGTTTCTATGTTTGTTCCTGAAATAATATATTATAGTTTTCGTGATGGGCCTATGAGACATTATGCAACTAGTATAGTAACTAGAACAAATTATAAAATAGCATCACGTAATTCTATAATAACAGACGCACACATGTCAACGATAGTCATTAAGGAAAAACTATATGGGTATACATATTATTAAGCTTTAATTTCATTTGGTAAATGAACCCTGTGTAAATAAAACTTGATTTATATAAAAAAGTATTATATAATATACAATTATATAAATAAGGATTACAATGTCTATCATGGATTATTGGGCTCTTGAAGGAAGTGAACCAAGACCTAATCAGATAAAAACATTACTTTGGTTAGAAGCAAATAAAGATAAAAAATATTTATTTTGTGAATTACCGGTAGGTGCAGGCAAATCTCCAATTGGTGTTACGTATGCTAAATGGGTTAATGCAACTAACGGGAATGGTTATCAAGCATCATTTATAATGACTCCCCAAAAAATATTACAAACTCAATATGAGAAATCATTTATGGGTGAAGACGTACGTGAGAGTTTTATGCAATCAATGTATGGTCAAAGTAATTATAAATGTACAGAAAAAAAAACTACATGTAATATTGGTGCATTATTAAAACCCCGTTGTTCTAATTGTCCATATCAAAACGCAAAAAAATTAGCAATTGCTGCTAAACATGTAATATTTAATTATGCACTTGCATTAACTGCGTTTCAATATACAGATTCATTTGCACCAAGAAATGTAATTGTGTTTGATGAGGCACACAATATTGAAAATATTTTAACAGAGTATAATAATATTTCAATAACTGCGAGTTCATGTGAGCATAATGGAATAAAACTAGTTAAATCACGAGAGTTTGAAGAAGTTATAGAATGGATTAAATATGAATATTTTCCTAGAATGGATGATGTGTTAGATCAATTAACAAGCGACTGTGAGTATTTGTTAACCCAACAATCTTCAACATTGTCTAGAGAAGAAGTACATCAATTACAAATATTATATAGTTTAACAGAACATTTAAGGTTAGTACATCAATTTATAATAACCGATATTATTAAATTACAAAGACAATACGTATTAACTCATGATAAAGACTCAATAAAATTTAAGTTCCTATTTGGGCGAGATAATTTTAGAAGAATTTTACAAAAAAAAGCTGATAAATTTTTATTTATGTCTGCAACAATTTTTGATGCAATTGAAATGTGTAGGTGTTTAGGTATACCTGAAAATGAAACAGCATATATGTCGGTTCAGTCTGATTTCCCAGCAGAAAACAGGCCAGTGTTATATAATCCAATTATGAAAATGAATTATAGTTGGAATAATAGTGAGAACAGTTCTGATCGTAGAAAAATGATTAAAGCAATTTTGAACATATTAGTTAATCATAAAGATAATCATGGGATTATTCATACAGGTAATTATGCCATTGCTCAATGGTTGGTAGAGGAATTACAAGATAATGAAACTCATGAAATTTTACACCACAATATTGGTTCAACTGATTCAAGAGATACTGTACTTAAATTATTTACAACTGCGAAACAACCAACATTATTAATATCACCTAGTATTACTGAAGGTTTAGATTTATTTGAAGAAAAAGCAAGGTTTGCAATATTTGTTAAAATACCATTTGGAGCTATGGGAGATGCATGGATTAAGGCCCGCATGACCATTTCTTCACATTGGTATAAAATACGAACACTCACGGATGTAATACAGGGTTGTGGTCGTATTGTTCGATCAAAAGATGATTGGGGAGTTGTATATATTTTAGACGAGTCATGGCAACACTTATACAATCAAATGAAATCGTTTATACCAAAGTGGTGGAAGGACGGTTATATATCTAAGTAAACAATAAAAAAGCCTCAATTAAGAGGCTTTTTTATAATCAGTATAATTTTATTCTGTAATAGGTTCTTGATCATCACCTTCATCATCAACTGGAATATCTTCAGATGTATCCGGTATTGTAGGTACTTCTGCAGCAGCTGCAGCTGCTTCTTCTGCTGCTTCCCATTGTTCAATTTGTGCTGAAATAGCACTTAATAATTGTTTTGACGCAGAACTCGCAATAACTAATTCAATTTCAGCTGCTTTTTGAGCCTCAATTGCAGCATCATAAAACAATACTGTTTGTTGAATATTTTGCGGTAAATCGGTTGTTTGAAATGTTTTATCTTTAAAATTTATTGTATTAGTTGGCATTACTATATCTCCTATTTGTAATGTTATTATTTATATAGTTTTTTAAACAGGGTATTAATTAATCATTATTATCATCCAACCCTGAAAACATAGATAATAATTGTGAACGTCTTGCACCATCAGTTAACTTTCGTTCAGTATTAGTTTTACGGTGGTTTGTAGTTGCTTGTTCAATAGGATTTACAGACTTTGCAGTTTCTAATTCATTTGAATGTCTTTTAGTAGAATCTAATACTCTTAAAGCACTACCCATCCATTTAAGATGTACAAATTTTCCAACACCATCCGAAGATCTAGTTTTTAATAATTTGAGCATCATTTCACCTGTTGCTTTCATTATATTACTAAAAAATATAGTAATATAGACATCAGTTGTATTAATTTTAGTTTTACCACCAGCAATATTTGAATGATTTCTATCCGCACTATCATCAGTACTTTTAGTTTGTTGACTTGCCGTTAATCCAATAGCATTATAATCATACGCTATTTGACTAAATTGTTCAGTACATCTTTTATCTTTTTCAGATAAGTTATCAGCAGATACATGTTCATTCGGACCCATTAAATCTAAATAATCTAAAATTATAACATCTGGAATACACTTACGTTTTAATTCAAACTCACGTAAAAAAGCTCTAATTTCATTAGCAGTTGTACCAACTGACAAACGTTCAATGATTATATCACCCATAGTGTCCTTTGCACCTTTGATTTGTGTGATAACTTCTTGCGATCTTTGAATTATTTCCCTTTGTGTAACATTAGTTACCATACTCACATATCGTTTCCAAATCATATCAACTGGTAATTCTAAACTAAGATATAATACAACTAAACCTTGTTCTGCAAAGTTTAATCCCATATTTGCCATTAATATCGATTTACCTTCTCCTGAATTAGCAGAAACTAATATTAGTTCTTTTCGCCTTGCTCCTCCATCTAAATATTCATCTAATATAAGGTAACCTGTTGATATTGCAGGACTTTCAAGTAACCGTTGTATCATACCTTCAGGGTCATCAAAAAAGCTAACCCCTACAGAGCGATGTATTGAGGTAGTTACAGCTTTTTTTATAATAGTTTCAATAGCACCATAATCTCCTTTTAGCATTAAAGCAGGGGACTTTAAAATTGCATGTTCGATAGCTTTATGTTTGCAAAACTGTTCAATTTCAATTATACAATAATCTGTTTTAGATTTATCAAGTGTTTGTAGTTTATATTTAATATCCGCTTCTGCATAAACTTGATCTAGATCAGGTAAATCCCTATGATCATTATAATAATTTTTGATAAATATGATTGAGTTACGATATTCAGGTTCAAAATATTCAGCTTTTATTATATTATTTGTAATTGCAAAAACATCAACAGACGATAAAAGATATTCAATTAATAACTTTTGTTTTTCTGGATTCATACTAATCTTTATATACGTGGAATAATTTATATAATTTTAATAGGCGGGTACATATCTATGATAATACCGTTATTGACTGAAGTAATGGTTTTTGTTGTTGTATTATTTTGATTTGTTAATGTAGTTACATCTATTACAGATGTAAGTATTTTATCGTTATATGTATTACCATTTGATAATAATATCCAAACTAATCCTTTTTGATTAATAATTGGACTATTAGTAATATTGTTAGTAGATAACGCTGTTATACTTATTGTATACGTAGAAGTAATAATATTTGGAATTATCGTGGGAAGATTAATAGTATATACAATAAAGTTTTTTCCATTAAAGTATATATTATTTGTATCACCCCACGGTAATAACGAGTTATTATTTAAAAGTGGGACGGAGATATTAATCGGACCAGTATTTGTATTTGCTGTGTTTATAGTTAATTTAAGAACTGGGTTAATATATTGTCGTGATAATGCAAATGTTAAATGTTGTTCATTAGATATTTGAAATAACTTATCAACGATAGTAGTAGGTATGTTATTATCTATATTATTATATTTTGCAATGCATTCTATTATTCCAGTATACTTAAGAGGTAATATAATTTTTACTGTATTAATATCGATATATATAATACTTGATGGAATAAATTTAATTAAATTATTATTAATATCATATACATATACGTTAATATCCGGTCTATTATTTAATCCGTGTTTAACTTTCCATACAGTTGCAGCTACTACTTGAGTATGTTTGTATAGCAATAATCGTTGCATCCAATCAGTTAAATTGTTATCAATAGATGTTGCATGTCCTCGTATGTACTCAGGATAAGTGGCTGCGTAATACAGTTTTCCTTTGCAATTTAACGTAATAATACAATTACGAAACACTTCAAACCCATTTTTATTTTGAGGTACATCAATGTTTCTACGACATGTATCGCATTTATAAGTAACTATTGCCATTTTAATTTATATACCGTTAATCCCGATGTTTCTTGTATGTATTGTGCTGCTATTGTATTATCTGTCGGGCATTCAGAGATAATAAATTTTTTATCTATTGAATGCTCTGGTTTCATACTTGTTAATAACCAAGGAGATATTCGAATACTTAATTCACCATTAGAATCAGTTCCAGGTGTAATTACCTTAATTTCTTCCAATACTATTGTAGTAGAGTTTTCATTAACGAATTTTCCGATGATTTCTTCACCAGATAATAGCTTTAATGTCCATATTAATATAGTATTTATCATAGTATTTAATTTGTTAAATTATAAGAATCGGTATTTTTACAATCGTTCCTAAATAAGGAATTTTATTATTATTTAGTTTATTATATTCAATAATAAGTGAGTTAAGTGTGTCTGAGTCCATATTCATATAATTTAATTTACGAATTATGGCTGTAATTGTTTCACCGGATCCAAATTGGTGTAATTTATATTGCACAGAGTACTTTTACACCTCGTAAAATTAAATTACATATGGTATTAAAAATATATTTAATAGCATTAAATACCATATGTATACTAACTATAGCAATTACGGTATAAAACAACCATATAATAATAGAAAACGTCATTGGTCGTTGACCATGAACTGCACTAATTGCGACATCAGCTGCAACCGCTGATGACAACATTATCTTCGTTTCACGTTTCATGTTAATTAATCTCTTTATTATGATATGATATTATATCATAAAAAGCAATAAAAATCAACTTTTATCGTTTAATTTACGGGTTTTTTTACAACATGATATAATTTCATCATAATTTTGCATAGATAATGTTTGCTCAATTCTTGACATTGTAATAATTTTTTCAGCTATTTTATGCAATTGCATATCACTACCAGCGTCTTCTTTTGCCCATTCTAATAATCTAATAAAAAGCGGTACGTCTAATGTAATTTTATCCGGTGGATTATCTGCGCTTTGTTGGGTTGATATTGCAGGTTGATTATTTGTTGGATTAAAAACAACGCTAGGTCGATCATGACTGATTGTCGACATATCAAATGTAATCTCACTTTCTTCATGTAATACTTGATTTAATTTCATATATTTTACTCGGTTATTTCTTCTAATGGTTTATATATAAATTTAGAGATCCAATATGCATCAGTTAGGTCAAATAAGCCAGTAGATTTTTTAAATCCTTTTGCTATAAAACTATCTCTAATAAACGCAGGAAGTGCATTTACCATATCGATCTTAGTTATTTTACTTTTAGCACTTCCACCGCTTCCAGTTGCAAATTTTTTAACTGATGTTGGTGCCACTACTATAGTATTATTTATACTTAATTGAGTTCTTAATGAAGTTATAATCACATACTGTAATCCTGCGAGATCTCGAGTAGCACTCCCTCGCTGCCCAAACGATAATCCTTCAATCGCTATTGTAGCGGTAGGATATTGACTACATAAATCTATAATTTTATTTGTGATTTTGATAGCCCGGTCATATATATCTCCATCTATAGCAGATGTTTTACAAATTCCAAAATCTATCATTGGAGTTGGTAAATATAATTTATTATTTAATACACAATATCCTGTAGATGTATAGCTTTGATCTAATCCGATGTATATACCCATATGCAACTCCTATATGGGTATATTTATGATTTACATTATGGGGTTGATACACTGATAGGTGATATTTTATTTTTCCATTATTACACTATATCCATCCGCCATACTAACATCCATCACTTGATCGAATAAAGTCATTGTTTCTTCTCTATGTGTAATAATATATAGAGTTGTATTTTCATCTCTCGCTTTACGTTTCAACATACTTATTGCTGCAGTCATACCAGCTCCATCTAACCCGATATCTAAAGCTTCATCAAATAAGCAAATATTAACTGGAATATGTAATTTTTGTCTTACATCTCTAAATGCCATAGTCATTGCAATATTAACTCTGCTGCGTTGTCCATTTGATAAATTGTTACTACTAATATATCTACCTAAATGAGTAATTTCAACAATCATTTGATGTGTAAATTCCACTTTAAATGGTAACTCTAAATCCACTAAATAATGTTGCAATCTCGCGTTTAAATATTGTAAATTAACAGTTAATAATTTTTTACGAATAAAACTATCTTTTTTAACTAATAATTTTAATAAAAACTGTTGGTGCTCAGATAATCTACGTAACCTATTAACTTCTGTATAATCAATATCCTCAATACATGTTTTTTTTAATTCTATATACTGTTCATAATACACATTAGGTGCTATTTTTAATTCTTCTACACGTTGAGTTGTATATTGACTTTCATTTTTTATATCAATTAATTCTTCCAAATTATGAACGGTTATTTGATTAATTATATTATTGTGTTCTACAATATTTGTTTCAATATCAATAGCGATTGCATCAATGAACTCAAGTAATTCTGCTATATTATAAATACAATCTTTTATTTGAATCTCACACTCAGTAATTTTTTCTTTATTTGTATATGTTTGTAGACAATACGGGCATGTATTCGAGTTTAGATGGTTAATTTCATGAGTTTTTTCTATTTGTAATTTTTCATATTTTTGAACCGACGATGATAATGTTGCTTGTTGTTTTATTAATTTTTTTTTAATTACTTCTAATTCATTAGATTTATTATACAATTCCCGTTCATTATCAAGATTTAAATTATTGATTTTAGCTAATTTAGATTCAAGTTCAGTTATTTTTATTTGATTATTATCATCAAACGTATCAGCTTTCTGTTTAATATTTTGTATTTGTTCTACCAACCTTAGTTGTTCACGTTCAATTGATTGAATCTGAATTAATTGAATTTTAAGTGAATCTTCAGTTGATTTAACTAGGTCCTTAATTACACTAGCTTTATCAGCTAATATAGTCATATTAAATAATCTTTCAATAAAACTTGTCTGTGATGGACTAACAGCATGATTTGCAGGTAGATCTAAAAATGATGTATTGGTGGCTGATATTACAACTATACGAACAAACATTTCAAACGGTATATTAATAACAGATAGTATTTTTTTATCCGTATTGTAATTTCCATCTAATGTTTCATTATGTGTTTCGTTAAATATAGTTTCATCTTTATTAAAGTATAACTTTACATAATTCCCAGAACCTCCTGGTTTCATTTTTCGAGCACGTAATATTTTATAATATCCAATATTGGGTATGTAAAATGTAACTGATACTTCCATGTGCTTTTTATTAACATTATTGATGAGTTCATCAACTTTACAATTAGATAATGTTTTATCATATAACACATACAATAATGCTTGTATTATCGCACTTTTACCTACACCGTTAACACCAGCAATTAATACAACACCATTTTTATTTAACTTAATAACAGTATTAGTATTACCGTACGATAAGAAGTTGCGGATATTTAAATCAAGAAATTGAAGCATTTATCACCTCTGCACTTTGATATATTTCAATTAATAATTTATTATCAATTTGTGGTGTATCAATTTCACGTAACATCATAACAATTGTATCATCAATATTATACGGTTTACCATCGTCTAATAACGATTCAGTTGCAATTGTACCAATATCACTATAATCATTATTTTTATGTTCTTCAATAGTAAACTCTTGTAATTTATGTTTTTTACTGTATAACTTACGTAATTTTATTGATTCTTCATATGTAATTTCAATATCAGCATAGCATTTTACATTAGCTCCTTGGGTTAAAACAATAGAACCATCTAAAATAGCAGACAGTTTTGTATTGATATATTTTGGACAAGCTGGCCAATCGGTAAATGTTATATCATCAGTATTATGATCATGAATTGCAAACCCTCTATTATTATCATTAGCATCGCTATAATCCATGGGAAAGGTATTTCCAATATAAATTACATTATCATGTGCTTGTCTTTTATGAAAATGACCAGAAAATATATGTTTCGGTTCAGAGAATAAAGTATGATCAGGTCCATTTTGCATAGTAATATTATATCCAGTTATAACAAAACCTTCAAATTCAAAATGCCCATAATAATTTGGAAGATGTTTATAATTATTAAGAATATTATATTCTGAATGAAATAAAAACGGACATAATAGTGCTCCATCTCCAATATAATTTATTATAGTCGGTTCATTAATAACATGAAAGTTTGTTAAATTATGATACATTATAGTAGAATACACTTTACGATGTACACGTGTATAAAGATCATGATTACCAATAATAAAAAATACAGGTAGATTTAAATCATTTAATAATTTCGCACCTAGGTGTGCATAATTTAGAGTCGACACGTTAACAGTATTACGATTATCAAACCAGTCACCAAGGAATATAATATGGTCTATTGTAACATCTTGTTTTATATGATATATTATAAAATGAATAAAATCAAGGCAATTGTGATTATGGTTATCTGAATTTTGTTTTTTACCCCAATGAATATCAGTAAATAATAACCCTTTAAGTAATTTTTTCATGAATTAAATTTAAACGTTATAGTTCTGCATCGATAATGCATTCGAAATCTACAAAATGGGCAGATCGTTCTAATAATTCTAACCTTTCAATTTGTGTAATATGTTCTAATTGAGCAGCTTGTTCATCAAGATCAACAATATCATTATATATTTGTTGTCCGTGATATTCATCAGTATATTCTGATAGAAACGTATGAGAGGGATCAAGCCCTTGATCTATTAATAATAGATCGCGTACATGTCGTTGTTTTTTTTCTTGATTTAAAAATTGTACAAAACTACTTTTTATGCATTGTGTATAGTAAGAAAACGGATTTTGAGATTTGTCAGTATTAAACGACGCCCATATTTTACAGAGGTTTAATAGTGCGTAAGCTTTCATATCTTCAATATAGCTATAATTAGCAAAATTACTTTTCTTTGAATATCGATCGCATAGTGTAATCAGCATATTTACTAGATTATCAGTCATTTGATTTTTTGATTTGCTGATAATAATTTCTATCAGCATATCATGATTATTTAGATAATTCCTTTTTTTAACAGGTTTTAACATTAGCTAAGCTCCTTTTATTATGTTATTAGTGTAGTGTAATATAAGTGTCGTTTTATTGCAACTATTTTTAGTATAAATATATAATATGGTATATAGAGAGTGCACACATGGCGACAACAGTAGATAAAGACGAAAATCAATTTAAAATTAGACTTGAATCACCACGAAACGGTAGGTTAGTAGTATTTAATACTTCTCCTGCGTTAACTGAAAATAAAAGTGTGTCTTATTCAACGTTAAACCCTGTACATATGCCTGGAACTTATTATGTGTATGAAAATTCTCCAGGTCGTAAATTTGATTTATCACCTATAACATTGGTATCGAGAAATCAAGTTGAGGCGAGACTTAACTTACAGCGTGTTACATATTTACGTGGTTGGACAATGCCATATTTTGGTTCAACAGAAACACCGTCAAATGTATTAAATGAATCTAACGCACAAGATGAACTAAAAGATTGGTTAGGAGCACCTCCTGAAACTTTATATTTCTCTGCATATGCAACTACTGATAGTAGAGGTCAGATATATAGAGTTCCAGTTGTTATTGAATCATTAAGTATAAACTACCCTAACGATGTTGACTATATTCCAACAGCTAGTAGAGGCTCTACTGATAAATTAGGAGGTGTACCATTCCCGACGATAACATCAATTACTTGTTCATTAGCTGAGCAGCATTCAGCTAATGAATTTGAGAAATTTAATTTAATAGCATACCGAAACGGTGTGTTAACTGCATTTTAAGGAACTACAATGACAACAAAAGCAACAACACAACTTGGTGCAAGATCAAGGTATTTAGTAGGTGGTCAAACTGTTATATTACGTGATAGTGTTGGGTGGTGGAATCGTACAATTTTTTCAACAAGTGTTGATGATGTACAGTTAATTCTTGGACCTAAATATCATCAAAAACCATATCTTGTTGCACATGATATATACGGAAAAGCTGATTTGATGTGGTTTGTATTACAATATAACAATATAATTGACGTCACAACAGAATTTATTGAAGGTATTACTATTATGTTACCTTTACCTCGTAGACTACAAATGAATTTACTATAATATGGCAGCAGAATATAATCCGTTACACGCATATAGAAGTTATGTACCCCATTATGCATTAGTTGCATTAAAAGGTACAACAGCTGCATTTCAATTTTTTGAAACTGATGCAAATACAAAATCGGGGATGAATTTATACTTACACCCGCCTGGTGGTCGAGAAAATAAGTATAAAGCTCAAGGAAAAAATAATGATTATGTAGTAATATTTAATTCAACAACAGATGCTGAGTTTTATATTGATAAACTTGATATATCTTCAGTAATGCAACAACAAGGTAAACAAGTTGCAAAAGGGTTTAATATTCATGCAACTACTATCAGTATGAGTATAAAACTTATTGAACCATTTACTGTTGATTTTATTTCAGCACAACTTACAGCTAAAAATAATTTAGGTATAGATAATTGGCAAGAAATGCATTATTTACTTAAAATATTTTTTGTTGGATATAAAGATGATGATAGTGTAGATGTCATTTCACTCGTAGCACCTATTGAGTTTAGTATAGCATTAATTACTTTATCATTAACACACGCAGGTTCTGAGTATATAATTACATGTTTACCTATTGCGGGTGCCGGTCACGATACAACATTTAACAATATTGGTGGTATTACAATGCAAACAGCAGGTAGTGTTTCAGCCACTATTGATAAATTAAACGCTAAACTTGCAGAAAGAACAAATAATAAAGAGCTTAACATTAAATCAAATAATCCTTCAATTAAATATAAAGTATTTTTAGATCCAGTGTATAAGGATCCAAAATATACAATTAATAATATGACACCTGATCAATTAAATAACTATTTAGGTGTAAAAACTGCAGCGAATGTTCAATTTATAACAGCTAAAAGTGATACAATAACAGACACCATTACTAACATTATGTTATTAAGTAATGCTGTTGTCGCGGAGTTAACTCCAAATCCTGAACCAGGTCCAGGTGAATTAGCACCAACATATGTGCATAAAATTCATAGTACGTCTGCGGTAGTTGATAATGAATTAACCTATTATTATTATATTATTAGACACACTGTAAATGTAATGGGTATATCAGCACCTAATACTAATAACGCAAGTATTGATACAAACCCATTAATTGATGCTGCAAAACTTAATGTATCATATATCGAATACGATTATATTTATACTGGTAAAAACGTTGATATTCTTCAATATATAATGACTATACCAATGTTTGGTGATGGATCTCCATTTACATTATTTCAAACTTCTACAACAGGTACGAGTGTCGGACAAACAAAATTAGCCAGTGATCAACAAATTCCTGAAATAGCTAATAAAGTTGTAAAAGCGGGGCATAATGACAATGAATTAACTATAACAAGGTATAACGGTGCTACACAACCCGATAAGGTAAGTGAACGTTCTTCAGTGCCTATGACTACTGTAGATCAAAGTAATGTTGGTAGAGGTGCAGCTAATGCAGCTTTATTTTATAAAGGAAGACAAGCGTTATCTAATTTTGTCTCAAATACAAATATATCGGCGGTAATAGAAATAGTTGGCAATCCTTTAATTTTAAATACAATAATGCTACCAGGTCCAGTATTTCTTGATAATCAAGGAGTAGGAGTATCAGCACAAACGGCAAAGCAGAATCTTGAAGATCGAAAAAAATTAGGAACATTGGGAGGGTCTCCGTTAACTATGCCTTTAGTAAAAATAAACGTTCGTATACCAAAACCGACTTATGCGCAAGGTGGTGTATATGGTGGAGAATCACCTGATTATGAAAATAAATTCAGTACCTCGTTTTGGAATAATAATTGTTATACAATAATGATTGTTGACCATGTATTTGAAAAAAATAAATTTATACAACGTTTGAAGTTAAATTTGTATTTACCGCCTAGAAGTGGTTCAGTGGATCTAATCAGTGCAAGTTCATCAGGTAACACGAGTAATGATAGTAATGTGACACCGACTAACACATTACCGTCTAATTTATCAACAAAAGACACGAATGCAAGACGTCAATATGTATATAATGGGTTATTAAAAAGACATTTTTCATCGGTACATGCATCGGCTATTGTCGGTAATATAGCAGTTGAAAATCCTACTTTTGACCCGGCTGTACATCAAAAAGGAGGTCCTGCATACGGTCTTTGTCAATGGGAAGGATCAAGAAGGACTGATTTACAAAATTTTGCAGCAAGTCAAGGTAAACCTGAGTCAGATATGGATGTACAATTAGATTTTATACGACACGAACTAAGTCCTACAGGTACACACGCATCCGCTTATAAATTATTAATGAAAACCACAGATGTATCATCTGCTACATATGTAGTAACAGCTTCATACGAAAAACCGAAGGGAGCTAGTGGTGGAGTTATAAAGAATCCAGGTCCAATGCAGTATAATAAAAGAGTAGCATCGGCTGAGCAGATATATAATCAGCAAAAAGACGCTTGATTTATTGATTATTAGCTCATATCATATCATTTTTCATATAATAAAAAGGAAAATGATATGACAACTCAACCTGAATCAGCAACATTACCGTCTGTACCTGCAGATCGTGCTAAATTAAAAGGTATGATTGAAGAAGCTGCGGTCTGTATGCAACGTATAGATGATCAACGTGAAGCTATGAAAGATATTTTTGAATTAATTAAAGAAGACTTTGCAATCGCGCCTAAATACTCCCGCAAAATGGCTAAAGCATACCACAAACATACTTACCGAGATATGCAAGCTGAACAAGAAGAATTCGAATTATTGTATGAGGGAATCATCGGTACCGAATAACATTTATAACAAGGATTGTGATGAGTTATATATCAGCTAAATTAGATAGAAAAACAAATAAAGTACTTGTATGGCATAGTGAAAATCACGTTACAACATGTAAACGATATCCAGGTATTTATGAATTTTATATAGCAGATAAAGACGGTGAATATGTTAGTGTTTTTAATGAAAAACTAAAAAAGTATTCATTTGATTCTTATTATGAGTTTGAAGAAGCAAAAAAATTCTTAATTGATGAAAAACGAATTAAGTTGTATGAATCAGATATAGATATTGAATTTAAGGTATTATCTAAATTATATTATAAACAACCTGCACCAAAACTTAATATAACTATGTATGATATTGAGGTTGATTATAATCCATTAATCGGATTTTCATCACCATTAAATCCATACGCACCTGTAAATGCAATATCATTACATCATTACTGGTTGGGAGAATCATATGTACTTGCAGTACCCCCGCCGGGTTTTGATATGAATGATTTTGATGAATCATTACGTGATTTATCGAAAGTGGAATTTTTTAAAAATGAACGATCATTACTATTACGGTTTTTAGATCTTATTGAAGACACTACGTTAATCACGGGTTGGAATTCAAACGGGTTCGATGACCCATATATTTGTAAACGAATTAATCAAATATTAGGCCCACGAGCGTTAAAACGGATGTCCTTTCCGGATGCACCTATACCTAGATTTCGTGAAACACTTGTACGAAATCGAACTCAATGTTTTGTAGATATATATGGTAGAGTATCTGTCGATTATTTAGAAATATTTAAAAAATATGAATTTAAAGAACGTCCAAGTTATAAATTGGAGGCAATTGCAGATGAATTTTTACCACATTTACCTAAATTATCGTATACAGGAACATTAGCGTCTTTGTATCATAATGATTTTAATCATTTTATTCGATATAATGTTCGTGATACTGAAATATTGAAAGGTTTTGAAGATAAATTAGGATATATGGCACTTGCAAATGAAATGTGTCATTCATCATGTGGGTTATTTACTCACATTCATGGTACAGTTAAGTTAGTTGATTATGCTATTATTAATTATTGTCATAATGATTTAAATGTTAAAGTTCCAGATAGGTGGGATACCGCAGATGGTAGTATTCAAGGTGCATATGTATTATTACCACAACAAGGTATGCATGAACATATTGGATCAATAGATATTTCATCACTGTATCCATCAGCCATTATTGCGATAAATATTAGCCCAGAAACATATATTGGACAATTTGAGAATAATATTAATGATTGGGAAACATTATATGCACGTAGAGAAGAAGAATTAACATTATTTCTAGCAGATGGTAGTACTATAAGTAAAACAACCTCTGAATGGGTTGGTTATATGTTGAATAAAAAATGGGCAGTTAGTGGATATGGAACAGTGTATGATCAAACTAACCCGGGTATTATTCCAACAATATTAAGTAATTGGTATGTTGAACGAAAGGAATTTCAAAAATTAAAATTACAATATCATGATGAAGCAAGTGCGAATCCTACACAATATGATGGATTAATTGAAAAATCAAATTATTATGATCGATTACAATTTGTTACAAAGATACGGTTAAATAGTACATATGGAGCACTCACCAATTATAATTTTAGATTTTTTAAATTAGAAGCAGGTGAATCTGTAACTGGAACTGGTAGAATGATTTTACGACATCAATGCCGTAAAGTATCAGAATTATTAGGTGGTCCATATAATACAAATTTTCCATTATATGAAACAGTTAAAGAGTGTATTGAGCATGGATGTTCTCCTGATTTAGCACTACACGGGCCAGTGTTTAAAGGAGAATTTCCTTCAGAATCAATAGTATACGGAGACTCTGTGGCACATGATTCTAAAATATATACAAACATAGGATTATGTAATATATGTAATTTGTTTAATGAAACTGAAATAATTATTAACAATAAAGAATATTATCATCCTAGTAATTTACAAGTACTAACATATGATGAAGTATTACAAGATTCATGTTATAAATCTGTAAAGTATGTAATGAGACATAAAACAGCTAAACAAATGTATAGAGTATGTATATCAAATACAAATTTTATTGATGTAACTGAAGACCACTCATTAATTGGTTATAGAAACACTAATGTATGGAAACCAGGAGAAACAAGATTAATTAACGTTAAGCCTGAAGAAATCGGTATAATTGCTAATAGTTTAATATTTCTAAAGCGAATTCCAAGAATTAATATTAATGATTTAAATTATACAAAAGAAATATATCAAATAATGGGGTATGTATTAGGTGATGGTTATGTTGCAAAAACAGTTCAAGGTAATATAGGATTAAGTATAGGAAATCAAGATAAAGAAGAAGTTATTGAAAAATTATTATTACCATTAATTAAACAAAAATGGATTACTTCATTTAAAGAACAATCTAATACTCATGATGTTAGAATATGTGGGTCTAAATTATATTATTTACTTAGATCTACATTATATGAAACAGGTATAAAAAGAATTCCAAAATTTATATTTCAAGAGACAGAAGAGCATATTGGGTATTTTTTAAGTGGGTATTTTAGTGCAGATGGATCTACTTCAATTAAAGGTAAAGTATCATTATGTTCTATTACATATGAAAATATTATTGGTGTACAGCAATTATTATTTTATTGTGGTATACCGTCAAATTATTTTCAAGAAACAACACCTAATTTATATAAAAATATAAGTACAGGAACATATAGTTATCATTTAAACATTAAAGATGGTTATGGATTTAGAGAAAAGATTGGATTTATATTAACAAGAAAACAAAACTGTATTATTAAAAAACGTGGTAATGCAACTAAAATGGTTCTTGATTATGGTATTAGTTTATGTCGTATTACAAAAATTGAAAAACTTGAATATGATGATTACGTTTATGATATTGAAGTTGAAGACACTCATACATTTTTTGCTAATAATATTTTAGTACATAATACAGATTCATGTTATTATAAAACGTATACACAAAACTCTGAAGAAGCAATAAAAACTGCGGATGCGGTAGCGGAGGTTGTAAACAAATCTTTCCCAGCATTTATGAGAGAAGCGTTTTTATGTCAACCGGGATATGATCAAAAGATAAAAACTGCAAGAGAAATTGTTAGTGATCGTGGTATATTTGTTGATAAAAAACGATACATGTTACATATTATCGATAGTGAAGGTCATGCTGTTGATAAGTTAAAAATAATGGGATTAGAATTAAAGAAAACCACATTGCCAAAGCCAGTTCAACAAACATTAACAAAATTTATTGAACGTTTATTGAAAGGGGCAACTTGGGATTCTATTGCAGCAGAAGTGGTTGCATATAAAAAAGAATTAATAAACACCCAAGATATTTTATCTATAGGGTTACCAAAAGGAGTTAATAATGTTGAGAATTATACAGTGTCTTATGAGCGCGATCGTACTTGTAGACTACCCGGTCACGTTGCTGCAGCTATATATTATAATATTCAGCTTAAAGAACATGAAGATCATGAATCTCCAGTAATAACTTCAGGAACTAAGTTAAAAGTATTTTATCTTAAATCAAAATTTGGAAAGTTTAAATCAATTGCATTACCAACAGATATTGATACTGTACCATCTTGGTTTTATGAATACTTTTTACCTATACTCGATAGGGATGCACAACTGTATCGTTTAGTTGATAAACCGTTAGAACATATACTTAACGCTATTAACGAAGAAGTACCAACAGCTCAACTATTTCACGTAAAAGAATTATTTACATTTTAGGGACAACTATGACTGTTTTAACGAAAGATATAATTCATCAAATAATCCAAGCAGTTAAGACAGCAAAGTTATTTGGTATTGAATCATTTATATTGGAACCGAATATAATTAGAGGTATAGACGAAACAAGATCAGTTGCTATTTTTGATAATAATATAACCTTTGATATTAACTATTCAATCGGGATTAATCGGTTAGATATTTTAGTTAATAGGTTAACTGTATTTAATTCTATAGAGAATTTTAGTGTTGATTGCATTATTGATGAAAAAATAAATGAGGCAAGATCATTAGTAATCAAAGCGGATAGAGTTAAAGTTGAATATAAATGTGCTAGGATAAAAGCTATTCAAGCACCTAAAACAATAGAAGATACTAGAAAATATAAACTTGAAATAAGTGAAGATATTGCTAATCTTTTTATCAAAGCCGATTCAGCTATGCGAGCTGAAACTATGAATATATCTTGTAACGATGATGTTGTAACATATGAATTTGTTGATTCAAATAATGATGTTTTTCAATACGAATCGACTTTAAAAGCTGTAAATCTAGTAAATGATAATTTTGTTAATTTTAGACATAAATATTCAGTTAAACTTATTATGTTAGCAATTAAACATAATAATACAGGTAATTTTTATATAACTAATAAAGGAATGTTCAACGCTGATGTTAATGGGATAAATGTATACATTATATCAAAACAATAAAGGTACATTAATGAATTGGTTTACAAAATTATTTAAGAAGAAAACTACAGTGGGCGCATTACCTTCAACTAAAGAAGTTGAACCACTAATACAAATATTGGGTGAACGTATTGATCCGGAAAAAGGTGTTGAACTTACTTTAGATTGGAATGATGAATTTATCACCTATTTAAAATCAAATGGGTATCATGGTACATCTGATGAAGCAATAATACAACATTGGTTAGGAGATCTTTATTTGGATATGCAAAGAAGACTTCAAGCTCGCATTAATATGAATAGTGATTATGAATAGTGTTCTATTGATTGTGTAATATTTGATACAAGATTATCTGTGAATGCAAAACATTCAGTACGGCCAGCAAACCCAGGTAATGGGATGTATTGATTCTCTCGAAATGAGTATTTAATATGTTGTTCGATATTAACACATCGTTCAAGCGTCAAGCGATATTCAGCAAGTGTATTAATATTATATTTTTTATATGATTTATCTTGAAATCGTTTTTTAATGTTGTGAATGGTTATACCTACTTTTATAAAGGATTCTGTATCGTTTATAAAGTGTAATACGTATAGTGTTGTTATATGAGATAAATTATACCCCTTTTTAATATAACAAGGTGACAAGTTTTTGATCAATTTGCTCATTTGTTAATTTTCTTGACATTTTGTGCTTTATAATATATAATGAATATTTTAATTATACCACATATAAGGAAATTTAGCCAATGAAATTTTTAATTGTAGATGCACATAATATTTTGCACAAGACGTTCTACGTACATCAGACTGAAGATCTAGATATGTTAGTCAAATTAGCATTTCATGCAACATTTACTACATTAAACAAATATTATAAATTACATAAACCTGATCGACTTATTTGTGTGTTTGATAGAGCTAATTGGCGAGTTGATTATACAAAATCACCTGAATGTTATTCGGGTAGATTATATAAAGGTACTCGTAGATTAGTTATGACTCAAAAACAAACTAAGATGTATGAGTTATTTAAACAATTTATTATGGATTTTGAAGACTTAATTCGTACGCATACTGCAATTGTGTGTCTTGCAAAAGATAAATTAGAAGCAGATGATCTAATTGCTGGATTATGTTACATATACGGAGGTGATGATGCAGGTACTAATAATAAAACAACATATAACATCGATGATTTTAACGATACATCTCATAATGTAGTTGTTGTAAGTGCTGATAAGGACTTATTACAACTATTACGTTATAAGAATGTACGGTTAATTGATCCTGCAACTGGTAAAGATCGTACATTAGAAAAATGGAATTATGATGTTGATTATTTTTTATATGAGAAATCATTAACAGGTGATACTGGTGATAATATACAATCAGCATTGCCTAGATTCCGTAAGAAGAAAATATTTGAAGCGTACTCTGATGATTATGCACACACTAATTTAATGCAACGAACTTGGGTAAATGAAGATGAAAAAGTAATGAGTGTTGGTACATTAGTTAAAGAAAATATATTATTAACTAATTTAACCCATCAACCCGATCATATTCAAGATTTAATATGGGAATCAATTAATCACGAAATGAACAATCGAGGTAAATACAGTCATTTTCATTTTTTAAAATTTTTAGGTAAATATGAATTAAAAAATGTAAGTAAAAGTCTCGATCAATTCATTCCAATGTTGAGTAGGTAAATTAATTGTTTAATTTTTCTTCTTTAATTACTATACTACGATCTACTGAAGCTTGGTCTGTATTAGTTGAACTATCAATAGCGTACCCAGTAAGAAATCCAGTATAGATTACACTCCAAAATGTCATTCCTTCAACAATTACACCATTTGCTAAAGCAGTAACTATAATAGCTATAGTCGTACCTATTGATGTCAATGATCCTGGCCAATTTGATGATCCAAACCATTCATGAATAGGTACAGCGGTTTCATTTTTAAGACGTTTTTTTATATAATGACTCACGAGACCTACTATTGTAGCTACTGCGAATAAAATTTCATTACTATGTGCTATTAATAATGCACTCATAATGTTTACCTCCAATGATTGTTGTATTTGTATTTATAAGATACCCTTGTTTTTTATGTAATAAATAGTGGTGAGCTTATATAACAATAATTATTCTTTAGGAGGATATATGGAGCCAAATACACAAAACCAATCAACACCAGGTAATTACAGATTCCTTGAATGGATGGATTTAGAAAACAACGGTGTGATGATTGAATGCGCTATTTTAAAGAAGTTTCCAAATGGAGATACTTATTTTTTCGCACTATCATCACTTGATAATATCGATAAACAACGTCTGCGCAATATATTATTACACAAAAGCGCAGCGTTATATACAGAACTTTGGTCTATGTTAGAACAACATACTTTAGGGAATGGAATGAATGCTTTATTGTATTTTAATCAATTAGCAAAATTACGTACCGCTAGCGGACAAATGCTACCATTTGGTGGTGGACAAAAAGGTGCACCAATGCAACAACAAATTCAAACACCAACTACAAGTCAATCTTTTGAATCACTTGCAAAAACAACAAAACCGGTAGCTATTAAATAATCAAACAATTATATCGGTAGATAGTGGTACAATTTCAAATCTAACCTCGCATTTATATTGTGATATCAAAGTATCATATAATTCGTGTGGGGTTATTTCTGTGTTTGGTAATTTGTAAGCTTTAGCAACAAATTCTGAACAATATTCACCTCGCCCACCACCAATATTTATTTTTTTACCAAATCCTCTATATATTAAAGATTGAATTCCAATTAATGCACCATCGGTCCATCCGTAAGGTACTAGTCCAACTCTATCAAGTGCATTTTCACTAATATCAATCCATTTCAGTGGTGGAGATAATACTATCATATCATAAATACATTCATTTGATAAGTTTACAATATCTCTATTATTAGTATGACCAGTAGCTTCAACGATCATTAATCGTTTTGTTTTATGTATATTTTTACAAGCCACTTCAACCCAAAAAGCTATAGCCACATGAGAAAACGGTGAATCAGTTATGGCTTCAATTAGTTTTGAAGATATATTTGGTTTATTTTTGAAGAAAATAATATCCCCATCTTTAATTAATTCTCTGGCTTGTGCATAATGATACGTTTGCATTATCTTACTCCTTATTATTGTAATATTATTTAGTAAATAATACGTAATTTTGAAGATAACCGTGTTGCTGCGTTATACTAAGTGCATGTATAACTGGACGTAAGATAATAAAGAACAATGCATCTGTGTATGAATTTAGTTGAATATGATATATTAAAATATATTATTCACTTATATAAAATTTAATTATATAATATTTTTATATATTACAAATTTGCAAATATAGTTTCAAGTTTTGAAGTTGTGGTACTATTATCAACTTTTGCAATAAGTGGTCCCATATAGCTATTTTCTCTAATTTCAATAGTTTCATCGCTATGCTCATAACGAAACGCATATCTAGTACCACCTATAAAGATCCAAAGAATGTTACCAGTTGCATCATTTCCTCTAACTTGAATATCAGAATTTTCATCCATTTTATTAACAATAAATCCTAATAAGGGAAAAATTACTTGACCAACATTCCCTGCATGACACTGTGTTCTTTCCACAACTTTATCAAAATATCCTTTTAAAATTTTAATATTTTTTACATGAATAGTCATTGTTGTCCTCTAAATTATTAATAAAATCATATTATATAATATTTTGTAGAATTAATCAACAATTATAATTAACTAAAATTTTAATGGATTTACAGGTGCTGGTATTTCAATTTTTTCTTTTGGTTTATTTAATAAAGCAGCCATCTCACATAAAGTAGTAATTCGTTCCCATGCTTCATTAAAGCCGTTCATAGAAAAAACAGAAAAAACCTCCATGTTTTCAATTTTATAGGTTATTGCTAGTTCCTTATTATCTTATATGTTAACTCATTGATTTAATAGGTATTGTCAGTCTGGAGAGGCTCGAACTCCCGATTTCCAAACCCCAAATTTGGCGCCATACCGCTTGGCTACAGACTGACAATACCTACTATTTGTTTTAAATCAACATTGTAGGAGTAACCGGAATTGAACCGATAACTTCCGCAATGTAAATGCGACACTCTACCAATTGAGTTATACTCCTACAACGTTGACTTTACTCTTCTAAAATACACTTAGTAGGTACGGTGGGATTTGAACCCACGATTCCCACCTTAAAAGGGTGGTGTTCTAGGCCGCTGAACGACGTACCTACTAAGTATACTTTTTAAAATTGGTAGCTCTACCAGGTATCGATCTTGTGTCTTTACGTTATCAGCGTAATGTTCTACCTTTGAACTATAGAGCTGTATTTCGTTTAAATACATTTTGTAGTGATGGTTGGGTTCGAACCAACGATTTTCTCCGTATGAAGGAGGTGCTTTACCGGCTTAGCCACATCACTACAAAAAATACTATTTAAAAATATCTCAATCCACCTTGATCTGTTTCACCACCAGTAGCTTCAACTACTGTATCTTCTTCAATAATATCATCTATATCATTAGTTGAACACCAACTTCGCCCACATCGAGTAATGGTAACTTGTAAGTGTTTTGATTTATCTTTAACTAACATTAATTTATCAATCACTTCTTGTACATTCATTTTACATACTCTTTAGTTGAAAATAATTATAGGGGTGACTGGAGAGATTCGAACCCCTTCAATAATATTGATAAATATATATTTAAACTTATTTTAATATTATAATTATGAACTCATATATTACTTGTCCTATTTGTTTTAAACAATTTAAGAAAATAACCAATAATCATTTAAAACTACATAATATTTCATATGTTAATTTTCGAAATCAATATCCTAATCATCCTATACAAACTGATGATGTTACAATTAAAAATAAAGAAAATTGTAAAAAGCGAGATTGTACGAATTATGTTCGTACAAAAGCAATATTAGTTAAACAAACATACAACTTAAATCCTAAAATATGCAAATACTGCTCTACAATAATACCATATAAATCACGAAGAAATAACTTTTGTAATAATTCGTGTTCAGCATCATATACTAATACTGGTCGTATTCTAACAACTGCGACAAAAACTAAAATTTCAAATACTCATAAAAGTAAAGAACGTAAAGAACGTATTATTACGAATACTCAATTTATTAAAATATCAATAAAAATTGCAATTACAGAAGCTGATAAAAACAATATTCCATATAGTAAATTATATAAATGTTGTTGTACTCATTGTTCTAATGTAACTTTAATCAAAAATAAACAAAAATATTGCTATAACTGTGCATCACTATATTTTGATGGTATGCGTCAAATATATAGATTTAAATTTAATGTATATGACTATCCTAATATATTTGATTTAAATTTAATTAAATCAGTAGGTTGGTTTTCCAATGGTGGTAAGTTTGGAAATAAAACACTTAATCCTACAGGGCTTAGTCGAGATCATAAAATATCAGTAAAAGATGCAGTTAAACATAATTATGATCCTTATTATATTTCACATCCTTTAAATTGTGAAATAATGTCACAAACAAATAATAATATTAAAAAAACAAAATCCTCAATCACTTATGAAAGCTTAGTTTTCATGGTAGATGAATATGAAAATGTATATCGGGGAGAATGAGGAGCTACGATCTCCCAACTACTCACTTCACAGGCGAGGGCTTTACCAATTAAGCTACATTCTCCCCGATAATCACTTTTATTCACTTGTTTTCTTACATTTAATTACTGTGTTCTTTTACATTTTATTTCTGTGTTTTAACAACCATAAAAAAAACCTGATAAGTTTGAAACTTTCAGGCCCATTATTGGTAGATTTAAAAAACGATATACTATCTACACAATAATGGGCGCATCCGGATGTTTCACAATAATCATGGGCATTACGATAGTTTTCATTTCTTGTCTCTTTTTAAATTTGTTTAACTTGTTTATATTATATGTTATTTAGGCCAAATAGGCCACTGTTTATTTTTATTCATTTTATGGTCCTGGGAATGTAATCCATGGAGCTGGTCTAGGACCTGCAATCCATGGAAGTATAATATCCCAAGGAACATCATCTGGCCATTTTATAGTACCAATTCTTTTCGCTTTTTGCAGAATAACTTTTTGTTTCATATTATTCACATCGCGGGAACAATTATACCAAAACCTGGTATAATACATGTGATACCACATGGTAGTATCCATAAAATGAGTTCTGGCCAATGAATAGGTCTTAAGTCTTTCATATTACAACAGGCCACTTATACATCAGTTGGAGCCCAACCAGGTTTAACAACGGTATAAGGTAATAAAGGCATTATATCTTTCATATTATCACCAATCTGGATCAATAAATCCAGTAGTTGGCCAATTATCAATCAACCCCAGTAAACTCCTGGACCTTTAAAAACTGGTGCAATCCATATTATATCTCGTTTCATTGTCATCTCCTTGAACTATAGTTCTATTATATAATATTTATTCTTTAATGCAACTATTCTTTTTTATTTATGCGAAAATATTTATTATGTGCGTATAAGAAATTCTTTAAAAGTTTCCATTATAGCTTTTGAGCCATAATATTTACCAGTTCCTGTACTAATAATGCTATATTTATGGGCTTTCGCTTTACGTTTAACACCATAATTCTTATTAACATACTGATTTGGTATGCTATTACCATCCATTGCTTTAGCACGTCTTGAAAAACTATTCGACTGTCCTGGTCCCTTCATATATTTAAATACCTACTTATCATTAAAATATAAGATGTTATTGTTCAGAGCGTGCAACTGATATTGTTAATGTGTATTTAATAATAAATGTTCTATTTGCAGCTTTAAGTACCGGGCTAAAAATTAGATGAGTTAACATGCGTTGGGCTTCATGTGTAGGATTATTTAAGTCGTTATCAACACCACCATCTGTTCCATTGACAGGTGCAAGAAATCCTATAAAGCTATTTAATCCATCGAATAACCAATTATCAGGAGGACTAGCAGGGGTTATTAAAGTAATATTAGCATTAACTCCAACATCGTCATTAGTAAACTTTAAATATCCGTATGTCATATTAGTCCCATCATTAATAGAAACAGTAGCATCAGCTATTGTAACATTTAATAATATAATTAAATCACTATATAGAATTTGTCCGCCAACACCAGATCCTGTTAATGGTGTATGAATAGTAATATGTTGTATAGTTCCACTAACATTAATATCAAATATGTATGTGGTATCTGGAAGTAATCCAGTCGGGTCAGTTGCTGTTTTTATACTTACATTAACACTTTGTGTACCGGGAGTTGCAATAACTGTAGTACCCGCTGTAAATAATCCAATTTCATCAAACGTAAAAGGTGTTTCGGTATATTCAGTTACATTATTAAGAGCATTTCCAACAATATCAGTTGGATATTGACTCAACGGTTCATTTGGATTTAAAACACATGTTATAACAACTTGTGATATTAATCCCTGATCAACACTTACTACTCCCGGGCCTGACATATTATTTAATATAGCTAGTGGATCACTTGAAGGTACAGCTCCTACTCCAGAGCTTATTAATATGCTACTTTCATTGATATATTCAGAATATGTTTCATTATAAAGACACGATTTCCATCCAGCAGCATCAGGAGGTAATCCATCATTAGGTGTTTTATATGTTATATTATATGCCGCATCTACAACAGTCCCACCATTGCCAAAAGCTATACGGTTAATCCAATAATTGCTTTCATTAGCTAGAGCTCTTGCAAAAACACGACCCATATTAGCTGGATGAATAGCGTTGCTCTTATCTAAATAAACATTACCTAAATCGTCTTCTATATGTACATATCCATGAACTTGTACTGGTATTGGTATTGTATTTTCAAACATGTGTTATATTCCTGTATTGATATATTTTATATTATTTATCATTATTTGTTAATATGTTAATAAGCTCAAGAATTAATTAAAATTTTAATATTATTATTATAGTACTATTTGAGTACCGATTACACGAGCACTACCAGTGTGCTCTGTCGTAAATGTAACTATTATAGTATTGTTATCCTGTGTTATAATATTACCAGGTAGAATTTTTTTATTTAAATTATCATCTAGTATCACAACATCTAAATTAACAGCGGTTGTGTTTAAATTATGGGTTATTGTCCATGAATTGCTAGGATCTGATTGTATGTGATTATATGCTGATATAGCCATTAATATTCTCCTTATACCACAGACGCGAAACCTGTTCGCGCTGATGAAAAAACTACAGTTGCAGTGTATGGATCATTAACAGTTACTGATAGTGGAATTATATTAGTTATGTCACCATTATATATTGTCCAACAATCAACAATTGGAGCTGCTTGACCTAAATTATGTACAAGAACCCAAGTATCAGATTCTTCATTTTGTGCGTATAAATACGATGCGAGTACGTTTTGATATGCCATGTTTAGTTACCTTACACTAATCTTGCAACACCAACTTGTGGTGATGAGAAGTTAATAGTTAGTTGAAATATTGAATTATGAGTAATTGAATCTGGTTGTACTTCAACATTACCGATGAATACTCTAACAACTGGAAAATACCCTAATTCATGTATAATTACCCAAGCAGATGAAGGTGCTGTTTGAGTGGAGGTATATGCTGTAGATGTTCTTGAGGATCCGGTAATAGCTTCACCGAACATAAGTACCGCAGATCCAATTATTGGATATCCAAACGTCACATTTAAATTATTATTGTCAACAATCGCTACAGCATTAGGAATAACATAAAGGTGATTTACATCATATATTTGAATCATTGGAGTTGTAGTGTTTAAGTTATGGTTTATGTTCCATGTGTTACTTTGACCAGTTTGACGATGCACATATGTATTTAATTCATTGGTCAATGGAACCCATACTGGTAATCCATTTAAAATTTCAACACACATATATACGCGTTTGTCTTTAAATATGATACGACCGGCAACAGGACTATCTGGAAAATTAGTTTCTAATTCCATCACCATTTGTTGCATTAGATTATTATTTAAATCGATGTTACCGAAATGCTTCATATACGTGCTCTCCATTTTAAATATGTTTATTGATATTTATATTTATCTCTATGAATATATTTATCATTAATCTTATAAAATATTTTTAAGAGCTAATATATAATAAAATTGTAGCAATTGTTATATTATTATATTATAATAATGTACACAATAAAAAAGAGGACTAAAGTCCTCTTTTTATATTAATTATTACTAATTAATTATGCAACGCCAGAAATTGCGACCGTACCGGCTAGAGCGGTATTAAACGTAATTGTGGTTACTGTTGTACTTGTTGCAACGATTGATTGTGGAATTACAATATTGTCAGTACTATCATATACATTTACTATTACAAATTTTTGACCTATTCCGTGAGTAACAGTCCAAGTTGTACTTGAAGACATAGCCTCAACGTGATATACTTTTTTATTAACCCAGTTTGTACCGTTATTTTGTAATACTTGACCAGATGCAGGAGTAGTAATAACAACATCAGACAATGCATCAATTGATTCTGTACCTAATAAGTTAGCGCGAGTTACAGGAACCCAATCAGTAGCTGATTTAGTTAAGATTGAGTCAGTAGCAGCACCATCAGCACTTGATACATTTGATAGATCATCTATTGTAGCGTCTAAACTAACAGCACCGGTTGTTACACTGAAGTGACTTGAGTTAAAACTTGCAAGACCTTTAGCGGCTGCACCAGCATCTGCAACATTGATTGTAACACTATTTGCAGCAGATACAGTTGTAATTGGAGTTGTACCACCAACGATAGCGAATGACTCACCTAAGCTAACAGCATCAGAACCAGTTGTACCTGTAACAGTAATACTTGAGTTGTCTAATTGTGCGTTTGACAATGAAGCAATACTAACAGCACCAGCAGTTACGGTAAAGTCAAGTGTATTGAAGCTTGCAACACCTTTTTGGGTATAAGATGCATCAGATGCTGTTATAGTTACAGTACCTGTAGATATAGCAGTACTAATACCTTGTGTAGATGTACCAGCTATAAGTAAAGTACCGCCTAACGCAATTGCAGTTGTTCCGATATCGTCAGCATCTAATGTGATTGTTTCATTTAAGATCATACCATTTGTGATGCCATTTGCTGGAACATACAATCCAGTTGCGTCTTGATATAAACCACTACCTGTAGGTAATAATAATGCTAATTTTGAAGCAGTGTCTGTTGAACGAACTGTACCATTTACTGTTAATATTAACGCAGAGGCTGAATCAGAGAATAAATCAAGACCGACTTCATCCGATGGTAATGCAACAACACCAGCACCTAAGTTAACATTAAGTGTGTTACCTGATTTAGATAAACCTGTACCATCAACAATTTGACCTGCACCAGTGAATTGAATCCAAGCGGTTGTAGAACTATCATAAGTATAGGCGCCATCAGTAGTTTTATCGAATACTGCCCAGTTATCAGATGGAGATGTGCCAGCATTCCAAACAGTTAAAACAGGATCAAGAACTGGATCAGCTTCTGGATCACCAGCAACCCAACCAGCTGTAGCAACATAAATCTTTTTATCTGTAGTATTTAAGAAACGATAACCTATTGCTACTGTTGTAGGGTTTGTTGCACCTACACTACCAACAGGTTCTTTCCAAGAAATACCAGTTATTAAACCATCTACATAGTTTTTGTTAGCAGCGTCTTGACCATCTAACGGAGAAGCTAAACCTGTAACTTTATAAGTACCACCAAAAGCTAAGTTACCTGTCATTGAATCACCTGATACATCAACATAAACACTAGCTACTAAACCGGTGATATCACCTTGTACAACAGCTGTAGTACCGCTTACACGACCATAAGAGTCTCTGGTAATTTTTAAGAATGTACCAGTTCCACCATTAGTAACAGTTGCTAAATCTATAGTTGGAGAAGCATCAACACCACTTCCATTGGTTACAGTGATACGGTCAGTAGAAGCTGTAGCAACATTACGGGTTATCCAACTACCATCTTCAACACGAACAGCAAACCCTAAAGTAGCTAAACCTTCAACCGCAGCTAAATCATTAGCTAATGCGAAAGTAATATTACCGGCTGTTCCAGCAGGATTTGTAATCGTGATACCAGCAGTGGGAGCTACAGTTGTGCGTGCTGCCCATACATTAGTAGCAGTTTCAACTATAATACCAACTGAGTCAAATATAGATAATGCTGTTAAACCAGCATCCAAAGGTTGTTTATTGTCTAATTGACTTTGAATACCAGATGTAACTCCATCAACATAATTTAATTCTGTAACTGTTAATGTAGATGCAACACCATCTAGTAAATTGATTTCAGTAGCTGTTGCCGTAACACCATCTAAAATATTTAATTCAGATGTAGATGAAGTAACACCATCTAAAATATTTAATTCAGCAGCAGAAGATGTAATATCAGTTACATCAGCAATTACTAATGTACTATTTACCCATACAGAATCCCCTACATCATATCGTAAATATTGACCACCAGCTGTATCTGTAAGTAGAACATCATCTAATTCAGCTAAGGTATCTTTACCTGACATATAATCAGCTAATATATCTAAAGCGTTTGTTAAGCTAGTTGGGCTTGACGGCCAAATTGTGCTATTTAGGGTAGTGAATGTAGAGCCAACGAAAACTCCATTATCAGTTGTCATATCTCCTAATGACAGTTCAATATTATTTACTTCTGTTTGAATATTTGATGCATTACCACCTGTTGCGAATGCTTGCCAAATTGTTCCAGTATTATAGTAATAGATTGCGTCTGTTAAATTAAAAACAATACGACCCTTTTCACTAGTTAATACCGAAGGTAATCCTGACATTCTTTCAATAATAAAATTCTGAACTTCAGACGCGCCAGCAGCGTTTAATACTAGATTACCGTTTAATTTCATGTTTGTATCTCCATTTATAAATTAGTTTTTTCGAAAAATTATTTAATCATAGTTATTTATCTAATACTAAGTTTATTTATAAATATAAAAATAGTTATTAGCTAACTATATGATTTATATTAATGTTTTATTAATAGTACTTGTGCAGTACCAGTTGTAGGTGCTGTAAAATAAATTTTAATATGGTTTGAATCAATATATCTTGCATTATCTGGCCACATTAAATCTCCTAATTCATCATGAATTTGTGTAATAAAATTAATAGTATCGTGATTATGAGGTATAAGCCACTCAGTACTAGATATAGTTTGAGTATAAGTTAATCCAATTGTATGAGTAATTGTCGCACTTTGAGGGCTTGTTGTTAATTTACCAGTTAATAAATCAACTTCAATCGGAATAGTTATTGTATTTTGAACAGAATCATAATGTATGATTTGTGGTTCAATATTAACAAATATAGTATTCGGTGATACTATAGTTGCTATTTGTTGTATAAATCCAATTCCTGGTGGATTTACTTGAAGCGTACCTAACGGACCCAAGTATAATATCGTCGACGCAGCTTCAGTCCAATTCCAAGTTAAATTTGTAACATATCCTTTTGTAACGATAGCACCGATAGATCCAAATGGTAGCCCTTCACGTAATAAACCAAACGCTGGTCTATGATGGATATCTAAGTTAGACGCAAGACCAATACCATCAGCATCAACATATGTAACAATATTCCACGCTGCAAGATCTTCTCTCGCAGTAGCGTAATGCATAACAGTTTCAAAACTAACAGTAGTAGTTGCTGCTTTATCACTATAAAATTGTGATTCTGTAGTTAAAAATTTACCTTTACCATCTAATCTTGCTCTACGAACAGGTTTCTCATTATCATCAAATAAAATAAAACCTGCATTAATTTCAGTATTATTCCCAATTTGACTACCAACTATATTTTGATAGAGATTTGCACCTTGTAGGTAACTACCAGCAAAAACACGAATACATTCTACCCAACGCATTCCGCTCCAATAAAACATGGTGTTGGTGTTGAGGTCAAACCAATGTTGTTCGTTAACTGGATGAACTGGTTTTGGAGATCCGTACAAAGGTGCACTGTTAGTGTATCCAAATGTACGCATGCCTGTAGCTACATTAATATCCCAATATAGGTAATAATTATTACCTGTAACAAACGGACCCCAAGCGTGTATGATAGTACACGATTCTTCAAGTAGGTAATCAACATCACCATGTGCAAACGTAATAATTGTTGATATAGGAGAAACGTATAGAGAAATATAATTACCAGATATTTCTCTATATAGAAAACTAGGAGATTGAGATGTATCCGTTTGGTATCTAACTATACCTTGTCTAAAGGGGATTTTCATCTACAATATTTCCTTATATATTTGTGTATTATTTATTATTAACATTACTTATAATCTCACTAAACGAATCGGATAATACCAACAGTCGGTTCACTAAACTCTATAACCGCTGTATTATAAGATATATGTGTAATACTAGCAGGGTGTATTTCAACACCATCCAATGTAAACACTCGAATAATAGGGAATACAGATAAATTGTGAGTTATAATCCAGGTTGTAGATGGATCTGTTTGATAATAAATATACGACATTAGTACAGATGTAGGTGTACGAATTATTGTTATTATAGAATCTGTTAATTCTGTTGGTGTACAGCCATGATAGAAGTCTGTACCATCGTTTTTATACGGTAAAACTGGATAACTATTCCATAACGGTTCCTGATCTAGTCCTAACATAGTTGGAATATTTTCATACGGTTCATAAGTTGATCCGTCATAATATCCATCAAGTCCCATACTATCATCAAATCCACCAACTAAACTACATGGTATGCACGACCATATTTGATCATTGTCAAAACCATTAAGATCAAATCCAAGACTATCACATTCAAAACCACCTACCGTTGGAAGTTGTACCCAATTAACTCTATCATCAACTAATTCGGTAGTAGTATTACTTCCTCCTGCAAGATTAGGTAACATATCATACCAGAAATTATCTCGTACCCAATTTAGCCCCTGTGCACTTACCCAACATGATGGATCAACAACATTGACTCCAATCATATCTTTAAATTCTAATATTTCTATTACCGTAAATACATCTGTTATAGTTGCAGCTGCTATTACTTCTACAGCGCTACTTGAATCAAACTCTGATACATCTATAGGTAAAATATCATAACCTAAATTCTCATTGTCATTATCTATAATTTCAATTTGAGTATGTGAATCAGTTATATTAATAGAAATATCATTTTTCTGCTCATCATATATTATAAAATTAGTTTTAATTAAGTTAGGTCGTCCTGTTGGTCCAAAGTTGTATCCAATATTATCAATAACATCCCATAATGATGTTGTATCAAATCTATAATTATTAAGTGGAGTTAAATCAAACCCATTAGCCCAATTATCTGACCAATCAAATACAGTAACGTTAATAATATCTGTAAATATTATTAGATCTATAAATTTAATATCTTCTAAAATAGTTGGAAGTACAGACGTTGGTGACGCATACGGTATAAACGGTGGGCATTTACAATTACGATTTGTATCATCTGGATCAGGCATATCGTATGTCGTAGCATCAAGGGCATAACTATTATATCCATAACGCCATCTGTCAAATAATGGATCTGTTAAATCAATTTGATGTTCATCAAATTGATGGGATTCAAAACCCGATGATGCTAAATCAGACCAGCACTCATTGTCTACACCAATAATATGTGTTGTTATTAGTATTCTTGTACCTATCGGTAGTATACTTAAACATTTAATTATATTTGTATTATATCTATCACAATCATCCAGTTGAGTATCATTATATGTAACCGGTTCAACTTGTTGAAATATTGTGTTAGTTAATACACCATTTATGTATACATATAATGTTTCTATATTATATAGATATTCAAACGGTAGTAATATGGTATCATCTACAATAATTGGTGTAATTGTAGTAGTTTTATAATATCGTTCGCACCCTGTTAATAAACAATCAGTATTATATGTATTAGCGTGATTTATTGCATATCCATAATCCGGAATATTATATGCTGTATAATCATAACTATCAGTATCATAACCAAAGAAACACGGCTCACGTGAGTAATCCATATTAAATGTTACAGTTGTAAATAAATTATCTAATATAGTAACATTTATACGCTCTTCATATGTATACGTAACTACAACATCAATTAATTTAGTGTGGTATGGTTTAATATCATTAACGTATTGTACTAACCCCTCAATTGGGTCACGATATAAAGGCATTCATTGATCTCCGAAAATTTATTAACTATTAAATTGTACTACTATACATCTATTACTGATGAAGCTGTTTCAAAAGTCAGTGTGCAATTTAATGCAACCATAGAAGTTTTAAATATTCCAGTGAGCTCATGATTATATGTTAATGTATCGTTTAATATATTAAAGAAAATCCTATTAACGATATTACATGGAAAATATGTGTAAATATAATCCATTCCAGCAATAATATTTTCAGGAGTCATAAATGTGTAATTCTCAAGGAAGTTTTCTTTATTTATTGGTTGAAAATCATAATTAGAATCCTCCAATAGAGCTATAACTGTATCAAAAATTATATTTTTTGGTCCGACAGCTTGATCTATATTAAAACCGTAACAAGTTGTTGTATTATTTACACTATCAAATAATATTCTATTTAACGACGGTATAAGATGTGTTGGGTCAGTTATTTTATATCCTAATAAGGTTTCGGTTATTTTATCCCATAACCGTCTCGGAACTGAGGATAAATCTTTCTCTCTAAACATTTTCCACTCATTGTACTTATTTTTTAGAATTGCACCTGATTTTTCAAGTTGATCACGTAAAGTAAAATCTTTAGTAAATTGTATATCGTATCTACCTTCTTCATTAATATCGTATGTAATATTATTAATAATACATTGATCGTACCGATTCGGTAATACTCCATTATCATATAATAAATGTTGATAAAATACATAAGGTTGTTGTGGAGTCTTAAATATGTGTTTAATATCTATTATTGCTAAATTATTTTTAACTCGATTAGTTCTATTTTTTACCCAAAAGAAGTATGTATATACCCAATTATGACCACTTTCATCATATACAAAAGTAAATGTATATGGGTGTACAAGATTATATTGAATTAATGTAGTAGGATCTGTACTAATATCATCGATCATTTCTTGAGTTGGTATATCTGCGTATTTCACAACTCGTATAATTGAACTTATATTAATACCTGTTACAGTTATTAATGTAATAATATTATTTGTATTTTGTACTACAGTAAATGATGTTGTTTCTTGTTCATTAACAAATACATCATAATTATCAGTTATAGTATTAATAGTTAATTCAGATATTGTTACTGTAATTGAGTTATTAATAATATTATAATCATATCCATTAAATATTTGATGAGTATCAATTGTAATTATCCAATCACCCCAATTACTTGTTATATCCGCTCTTGTTCTATAATATAATTGAGTGTGTACATCGCCAGTATATCGATTTTTCTCTTCAACTAGTGTATTGTTTATATCATCAGTTACTAAATCAATCCATCTTTCAGGAACAACCGGTGATGATACCCATTCGTATAATTCAACACTGCTCCATTTAGGTACATTACCCCAGGCAAACATTCTATCAATTATCGTTGGATATAATTGTGGGTCTATATACGGCACGTATCCTAATTTAGATGTATCCATCCAAATTTTACCTACCTCGTTCATATTCCATGCATTTGCACCTGGAGTAGTAGAGTTGTCATATTGTGCCGGGTTAGTGGTTGAATAATAATCAACCATTAAATCTACGTTAGTTGGATAAATTCCACGTATAGGATCCCATATCGGTAACTCTTTAGTAACAACATTACTTTTAGAATCAATTAATTTACAATCATTTAATTTCGATTTAGCTGGATTTATTAAAAATACAGTTAATAACTTGATTATAGATATATCTGTTATATCAATTAAAAACTCTATTAACGACGAGCTTAATTTTTTATAATGTCCGTTTAAATTATTATCATTATATTCAATTAATTGACCTTGTTGATATAAAACAGTAATAGTAGTATTAGGTGTTGATGATAATAATATTGAATTATTAGTTAATTCTGTATATGAATTATTAACATGTCCATCAACATATACCTTTAAATTATTAGTTCTAGTTATATAATGATATGGTAGGTGTATAATAGATTCGATAGTAGCTGATACTTTTATGTCATTTACGAAAATAATTAATGCACCATTATCTGTTACATATGGATCTTGTAATACTATTCTATTTGAATTTGTATTATTGGGAACTATATTTAATATTTTATCAATATACACCGTAAATAAATCATCGTTTGTAAATTTAGTGTGTATTATTAATAATGTATTATCATCTCGGATAACACTTGTAAAATCTAATATTTGAGATTTAATATTTGCTGTATTTGTAACAAATATTGATAATACTCCTTGAGAATTATGATATTGTCCAATAATTTGTATTATAGTATCTTCTTCATTTAACGTAGTATCTACAATTAACTGGGGTGATCTAATAATAACACGAACCATATTGGTGATTATCGGTGCATTTAGAATAATTGTTGATGTCATGTAATGTATATCGGCTACTAATTGAACACCATTATCTACAAATATTTGAACACCATCACATACTGTACTTGTTTTGAGGTATTGATGGTTATTATTTACGATATTATATTGCGATGTTCTAATTGATCCACGAGTAGCTATAGACGTAGTGATATCAGTTGATGTAAATGTTATTACATCTGTAACTTCAGCATCAAAATACATGCTAGTATCTATTAAATAATTAGCATCTGGTAGATCAACCCATCTATCAACGTCAATATTAGTAATTTTAGTAAAGTATTCTTCTACTGAAGTACTATCAGTACTACGTTCTTGTTCAAGACCGGTATCAAATGATTCAACATCAAAACCGTTGAATACCGGGGTATTATCTATAACGTTCATAAACTGATACATTATTGTATTACGTACAACATCGGATAAAAATACATGTATAGTAGGTTTAAGTTTTGTTCTATTATCACCAAATTGTGCAAGTTTATATGTCCAAAACTCATCAATATTTGCATCTAATAACGATCTAGAATTAGAAAACGCAGTAATCGCTGCATTAGACCCTTTATGTTGAATCATACCTCTCCAAAATATGAATTTTGATTTTTCAGTACTACCTAATAAATCTAAGTATTTTGGTTCAACATAACCTAACAATTTACGAGCATATTCAATGTGATTAGCGGTTTCGTCAGCTGTATACACATCATAATATTTTTGTAAATGTGAAGCAGATGCTTCAATATTTTCAATCATTTTGCCATCGTGTAAAAAGTACCCACCTAAATTTGGACGACATGTACGTTCATAATGTTTATCAAAACTAGTATGTATTTTACTAATATTTAATCCGATATACGGATCGTACACTAATTTTCCATCAATAGTGTAGTTATTAAATGCAACAACATGTTCGTACACATCACTAAACAAGTGCATACCACCTATATGTAAAAATGTTTTTTCAAAAGGTACAGTTTCAGGTTTAGGGTATACTATATAAGTTAAATTATCTTCTCTAAATATTTTTAAATTATCAATAGTTAATATTGGTACACCATATTGATCATACACTATAGGTTGTGTTAATATATCTACAAATGGTCCAGATATTATATTTGAAATAATACCTAGTCTCGGTGTTATCCAAATATCGTATTTAAACGGATTGATTTCGTATGAATCATATACTTTAATAAGTTGTTGTGTTTTAGTATCAAATTTTGTATTAAATCCTCTCCATGCCTTATCAATAAATTTTTCAATTTCTGTTTGCCAACTGATTAATAACCCAGTTTCAGTATCAATACTTGTTCTATAATAATCGTTAAAAACAAAACCTTGATCTTTTAAATATGCTGAATAACCATCAATAAAGTTAATTACATTTTGTACTCCAGTTATTATTGTTGGAAAACTAATTGATAATACCCTACTCTTATTAACAGCGTAATGTGTCCAGTTAATATTACAATTTGCTCGATTTAATGAATAGAATGTATTATATTGTTCATATATTTGTATATTTGTAGTTAATAGTAAACGAACAGTTAATGTTGGTTGAGTTGGATTAAAGTTTAAACCATTAAGAACTTGCACCCACCCGTTTGGAAATATTACATAATCGGTATTTTCAATTAATAATATGTCATTATAATACATTTTTAAATTATCCGCTCGTGTATCATTATGCATTCTGAATATATGACTACTCGAACTATATAATTGCCATGTTTTACTCAATTTATGATATTGTTTAAAAGTTTGAAGTCCTGTATTAGTATTAGTATATGACCATAGATCAAGATCACGTGGGTTCGTAGGGGATACATCACCATTTAATGTTATTGTGTGTTTTAACGTATCATACACGAGTATATCGTTGTTTCTCGCCACACCATCGACATAACCAGATGCTAATTTAAATGTAGTAGGTGTTTCAGATATTATAAAGTAAGGAGCACCATATTTAATAGTTTTTATATTAGAATTAATATAAATTTGAGTACCGTCAATCCAAGGAGATGTTTTATGAATAGTTATTTCATTGGTTATATCATTTACACTTACAATATTATAAACATTTACATCATATACATTAAGATCAGCACCAGGATTAATAGGTACATCTAAACGGAACTGCCAATCACTACCAGTATCTGAAGGTATTTGTATATGAGTATTCGAATGAGCAACTGTACCGGTTTTATATAACGATACTATTATTGAATTTAACCAATTGTTAAAAGCACCAGAAGATTTTTTCATATAAGTAGTATAATCTTGATTTTCTATTTGATAAAAATCAGTATTAACCGATAATGATTTTGAATTAATAACAGAATCAGTTTGGTATGTAATTTTTAAATCCCAATCTTTCCACATTATTATAAAATCAGATATGTAAATATCATATCCTTTTGATCTTATTGCGTTAATATACCATTGATTTAGTCCATTAATAGATCGAGTTTGAGTTGTTCCGTTTATTACCATTCCATGAAATACAACGTCTTTATGTGATACTACTTTTTTAGTCTGTTTTTCAATTTGTAATTTGTTAATTTCATAGAATTCAAAACCGAATGTTTGTTGTATAAATCTAATAGGTTGCATTCTAAAAGTAGCAATTAATATACTATATCTGTAATTCGACGATTCTCTCCACAACCGTTCTGTTGGTCCTTGTTGTCCAAACGCGTAATTTGCTGATATTGCATTTTGTATTGCCGGAGTAAAAGAACCATATGATGTTATAGTATATTGTTGTAATATAGCGTCAGATACATGCGGTGGTAATAAATCATCAGGTGCATAATTACCTATAGTTATACCAGATATATTAACACTGAGTCTATTATTATACACGGGTATAATTGATGTTAATTGAGGTTCAACACCTACTATATTTCCTATTTTAATATTTTCCCACATAACAGAAGACCATCTACCTCCATTTGAAGTATTAGCATATAAATGATCCCAATTTGTAGGTTTTTTAGTATACCCTTGTAGTTTCCAAGGTTCAAGATGTGGATATGGAGTCCCATATAATTCAGTATAAATAGTATACCATCTTGATCCCCATTTATTACTAATATTTGGTCTATTAACGGTGATACTCGGTAAATTTGGAAATTCAGTATAATTCCATGTCCATGCATTACTAATATTAAAATCAGTATAAAATATATTAAGGTTATGTTCTTTTGTGTATTTAATATATTCATCATGTAAGTATGAAATATACTTTGTAGCTTCTTCATCAGTGTGATATATATTTGAATAATCGATTTTTAATGAAGTTATATTTTCACATTTACTATATAATTTTTGTTCTATCGTCAACAATGTTTTAGATATAATTAAATTAATATCAACTAATTGCCATGCTCGAATATGATTTGGTTCTATATCCCACCCGAATGTAGTAGTATTAGCTCTAACGTACAACGTATCAGTAATATTATTGTACCAATATACACCAATAGGTGTTGATATTGAGGGTACAGTAGATTGTATCGCAATTACAGTATATTTCCATAATTGTTTAGTATTTTTATCATACCAGAATACACCATTAGTTAATCCGTTTAAATTGGGTTTAGCTCCCGTACCAGATGTTCCATTCTTTTTTAATATGCGAGTTATAATATATTTAATATCGGTATCTGTAAATTTATTATTAGAAAAATGTCCATCGTGATGAATAATATGATACAATCCAAGTTTATTATCAATTAATAATTGTGGTTCATGACTAGCTGTTAATTGTAAAATTGGTAATGTTACAATCCAATTTGGCATACCAGTATTTGTATTCGCATCGTATGCAGTAGTATCACTAAATACATATGTTAAATTATCATTACTTTGTATATTCAATATTATATGATTAATAATATATTGTTGTAAATTCACAATAGCACTAGGTGAGGTGTTCGATATAATTTCAGGAAGATTTTTAATAAACATTTCTTTAATTAATAAAATATTATTTTCATATTGTTTTAGTGCATATTTTATTAACGTAGGAGTTGTAATTAATTCTTGATACAGTGTAGATAAGAATGTATCATAACAACCATTATGTTCTTTAATAGTACCACCTTCGTAATAATTAATAGCATCTAACAATTTAAATTGATCTTGTTGAATTATGAAATTAAACGGTACTTGAGTATTACCAAATGTAAATTTGGGTATTGGTTGATTGTTAATAATAGTAGTAAAATGCTTATAAAGTTCTATATATGAAACAGTAGCTCTATTTTCATGTTGAGCGTTAAAATATAATTGATCTGGTATTTCCCATGCACCTGTAGGATCATCAATTGGTAATATTGTAGTATGAGTATTACCAGTAGGATCAAGATAAGTATCACCGTCCGCTAATCTATATTCATTTACATATCTAGGTACATATTCTTCATTATTAATACCTTTTTGCCAAATTGTTTGTAATCCTTCAGGATTATCTGTTGAAACTGTATCATAATTTTTATAACAATACATTTCTTCAGTATCAGCATTTAATAATAATTGTTGAAATATATAATTACGTTCTTTATCTAACATAGTTATTCTCATATTGACTCTACTATCAACTAGGTTAGTAACTAATTCTTGATATTTAAATATACAATTAGCTTGATACGCGGTTGTTTTATCAACGTTGTAGATATCAAAAAGTGGATATTGGGTATGTTGAGATTTTACTTGTTCGTGTTTTTTATATCTAATTAAGCTACGTTGGGTAATATTATTTTGATCGTCTTGCACCCATATAATTTCCCTACCAACATCTAAACTGCAAGCAGCTCCTGATCTCATTTGAACAATATCGCCTGATTTTAATTTATTAAAAAATAATATAGCATTAGCATATATACTATTTGTTTTAAATTCTTCATATGTACCATACTGTCTAATGCCGTTAACATAAACTTGTAGATCATCTAATCCATACAAATAATTAAATGTATTAACATCACTTGATATATCAATCGGTACTTCAGCATATGTAGAATAATATACACTGTTATTTAAATACATTGTAATATTATTAATAGTAACTACATGCGTTATAGGGTGTATTGTTTGTGGATTAACAATTGTATTTTCAACAATAAACATACCATCAGTACTACGTTCTTGTTCGAGGCCAGTATCAAACGGTCCAACATCAAACCCATCGAATGTTATTATTGTAATATATCGTTGTTGATGAATATTTGGAAGTTGATGATTTACCGGAACCACGGCGTTTGTTCCATTCCACATCCAATGAACAAAACAACCACACCAACTATCACCTAAGCTAGTTGTAGTAAGTTGTAATATAACACCAAATTTAACATCATATCCTAAATATTCTTTTGAATTATAAGGTACTACTAATGGTACCCTCGCTGGTTCGATAAACACCGGTTCGTTTACATATACTAAAGTATATAAACCGTTTGTTGATAAACGCGATTGTTGAGTAATTTTAACTCCATCATTTATATGAGTAGCAGATATAACAAATCTATAACCGTTTACAAATAGAGCCGTTTTATCACCTGCGATAACAAATATATTATCTCCGGTTGAAAGTGGTAATAAAATATACTTAGAATCTATAGATATATCAACAATATTACAGCGTATATTAATTTCATTAACTGTTGGTTCAACATCAACACTTATCCAATCACTAGTTAAATTTTTTCTATATAACCAATTATGTTTTGTAAATGTCCACTCATTTATTTCTAAATTTGCATTATATTCAATGATAGGCATTGTTGCTTGAATACCTACAGCGGTATGTGGTAGATCTGACTCATGAACCCACATATTCTCTAGTGACCATAAATTTAACATATCTGTATTATCAGTATCCCATTCAGTTACACCTTGAGGTGCAATAACAGGAATAACGTGATGAGTATTATCAATACCTGCCGTTATCCAATCACTTAACGGATCCCAATCTCCACCATTATCGTCCCACAACATTACATCAAACCCAACATGTTTATTTCGAAGTTGTTGTTGTAAAGTAAAATATTGAATAATTGTATTTTGAATTAATTTTAATTCTGCGGTAGGGGTGCCGGTAGATACTTTTTCATTATAATATCTACGTAATTCAATAATTTTTGAATTAACAGTATTAAATTGATTTTCAATTGTAATGTATTGTGGTTGTGAATTACTATTTACATCATACCAATAATAATTGCTATAATTAGTTAACTTATCTATATTAATAGGTGGTGCATAATTAAACTGAAGTGTATTACCCCATTTTGGTAATGAGTTAATATCAACTCCGAGATGTTTTAATTTATTTAAAATATCGTAATATGCGGTTATATGATCTACTGTCGCAATTTTTGAATACAGTAACGGTTGTAACTGCCACGCCTGTCTGTGAGGTGAATTTTCAACAACTCTATTGGTATTAGGTATACTAGGGTTTTTTCTACCTATTGACCCACTTACATGAATAGTATCGGGTTTAGTGAATAGTCTATTTTCTGCATTATTTAAAACAGATACATTTATATCGGATTTAAAAATATCAGGAAATAACTCTTCAATTTGAATTCGTGGTTTGCGATAATCAAAGTTATCTGTCATAATAAATACTCTCTACCTGTATTTTGGATATAATACTATTTATTAAAAACATTATACTGCAAAATCACAGGCGAGATATTATATACATATTATGCCTGTCTTATATTATTATGATTTAACGATCTAACTACTTCAATACTATCAGTCGATATGCTTGGTATTAATATTTCATTTTCTTTAGCACTTACTTGAAATAAATCCCCAAATAAATTTTGTTCATATAACGGAACCAATACGACGGTATCGATATTATAGTTAAGATCATAATGAATTTTAGAGACTAATTCGGTAAAATTAAAATTATATCCAAAATCCCAATTATTTATATCAAAAAATGATCTAATCGATTCAACTACATTTAATTTAATCTGATTTATTGTCATAATTGAATTAGTTGATTGTACTAATACAAATTTTGCTTGTAATTGAGGTATTGCAAAAGGACCGAATATAATTTTAAAAACACCTGGATGTAATATCAACGTATCAGATATCATTTTACTTGCGGTTAATTGCTGATATGATGTTTTTAATTCTTGTGGGGTCGGAGGTGTCGGTACTTGAGTTATATTCCCATCTAACCATTCTCGTACATTAAGATAATGTCCTCGTGTTATAATAAATGAATCAATTATATTAGTTACATTTGGGTCAACTAAATGATATCTTGGAGTTTTATGTAACCATAAGAAATTTAAACCGTATCTACCAGGTAACCTTTTATAATTAATATTATTAATATCCGCTAACCAATTGTTAATAGTATCGACAGTACCCTCAACAGCCGACCACTCAATATTTTGATTAGATCTATAAAAATATACATAGTCACTTATAGAAACTGTAACACTTGTATTACTAGCTAAGTCGATAACATGTATACTATTAGTAATAATATTACCATCGGTTGTATATGTTATAGAATTATTAACATTACCAGTTACTATTATATCACTAACCAAAAAATAATAATCATAATTTAACACAATATTATGTGTTACAGTTTTAGTGTTATTCATAATTTCATACAATGTAACATTATCTGGTAATCCGTCGTTATTAACATCAGGTGAAACAACGTGTAATTTACGTTCATCAGATAATCCGTTAAGTTGTATATTACTATCAAACACTGGTTGCCCAATAACAACTAAATCAAGATCTGAGCTTAATATATTAGTATCACCAATTACTCGTTTATTACCAAGGTTAGCTTTTAATAACGTAATTGTATCATATTGAGAATTTAGGGTTTCATAATTTACAACTTTTAAATTATTATTATACCAGAATTTAGTTGTAGGACTCTCAACACTTATATCTGTCATTTTATACTTCACGTTCCATATAGTTATTAATCCAACTATTTCTCTATTAATTAATATATCCCAATTCATATCTAAGGTATTGTGTATGAATCTTGGAGTCCATACACCGGTTGTAGTTCCAGTTGATATATATTTCAAACCAACCGGAAATTGTGGATTAGGTGGGTTGAATACAGTTAGATAATACATTTCACCCATATATCCATAAATAAAAGATTGTTTTTCATCTTCGGTAAAGTATCTACGAGAAGGATTTGAATAATAATTAACAGTTCTATCTATATAAGTGAATATATTTGATAATAACGGTTCTACATAATTATTAATTACTGTCACCGCTGCGATGTTATTAGGTATATCTATTAATTGTTGAATTGATTCTGTATAATATAAAGATAGATCATCACCAAATATTTTTACATTTGCATATGTATTACTCGCGTCATACCAATGCATATATTGAGATTCGCCGGCAAAACTACGATTAATCGATTTAAGCTTTAAAATTGTTTGATCTTGTAACATATATGAATTATAATCTGGACCGTTAACCATACGATCTTGAGAATAATAAACGGCTGGAGCCATTTTTCTAATATGCTCTATATCTTCAGACGGTGCAGCGTTTTGAATCGGAGTTGTTAATGAAAACGTAAATAATAATGTGTGTATTGTATTATTATTATTAATATAAGTAAAATTAGATTCAAGATTTAAAATAGCTGTAGGCGGTATTGTAATAGCACTATTATTAGAAGTTCTATACCAAATATCAAAATCACCATTAGGAGTGTTAGAAAATTCACCATCACCAAATATAATTCTAATATTATCATTTTGTAGTGTTTCAACTTCATATTTATTTCGATTACTATTCGTATTAAATATTATATTATAAGCATACGCTACATCAACCTCTTCCCATTCTCCGGAACGTATATATTTTACTGTTTTATTATCGAGTATAGATCTTGTATTCGTGTTAACATTATTCACCCAAACATCTGTATCATTTATATTATTAATAAGAACATCATATGTTTGATTTGGGGTTATTCCATCAAATGTAGCTGTTTGTTTTTGGAGTTGACCTTGTTTTGTTAAAATAAAAAATCCAGTCATATTAGAGTTATCACTTAAACCGTCTGATCCGTATAATATATTAAACGGTGCATCAACTTCTGGGCGATGTTCGTACGGACCAGATGTACTAATATCAGATGAAACTAATTCCATAGGTATAGTATTACTTGCAACAGTAGTAGTATATTTAATAACACTGTTTGTTAACGGTATATTATTTAATGTATATAATTCAAATATTTGATCTTGTACTTGAACTCGATCATTTGGTAAAACCGTGCCAAAGTTTTGTTTTAAAGCTCTATTTAATACTAATATAAATTGTTCTTTCCAATTTGAATTAAGTATATCATTCCAATTTATGGTTTTATTTGCAAGATTATTTCCATTTGAATCAATTACATCCTCGGTTGTTGATATTGATACAATTTTAACTAATCCTCGTCCAGGTATGTTTCTTGATGGTGCATATGAAATTAGCTTAGCAAGCCGTAGAACACTATCTTTTCGTTGAGCAGTCGGTAATAAATTTTCGTGTGCTACGACATCTAACCGATATGCATAAAGCTCTGAAATGTAACTTAGAGCTTCAATTATCATTATAAACTCGTCAGTTTCAATATAATTATTAAATTCAGGATGAAATAATTTGAAGTAGTCAATTAGAGCTTGTTTTACAGTTGCGAAATCAAATGCAGAAAAATTAATCTGTTGATATGCTTTATATACTTGTTCCCAACCTTCTGCTTGTGATATTTGTCTGCTCATTGTACCGATTACCTTAATAAATATTATTGATATTATCATTAACTTGTGATATAATGATAAAGGTTCAAATATATTTATATTAAAATATGTTTGAACCTTTATCATTATATCCAAAGAAGAATATATGACATATTTAACCGAGTAGTTATTATTTAATAAGTTAGGTAGTATACAATTAAATAGTTATAACTAAATACCAGATTATAGTATTAAATACTTATTGTAACTATATCTATTGTGTAAATTCAATATTAAAATTCATACCTTGTGTTACATTCAGTTCAATATATTGTAACATTAAAGACACAGACAAACTATTAGTATCGTAATTAGGTACTACTGTTATTGTTACTAATCTAACCCTAGGATCATAAGCCACAACACTTTCGACATCAGATCGAACTGATTCTATTACATATTCATCTAACGGTTCAAATACCATACTTGGAATAGTTGTACCAAAATTCGGCATCATTACTCTAGTTCCTTTTTTAGTAAATATATGATTTAGTATATTTCGTTCAACTAATTTTATATCAGTCAATATTAACGTATTATTACCCGGTATATGTACTTTAGGAGCGTTAGGCAAAGGTGAACAATATCCCATTGTGTTAAGCGATGGGAATAATCCAGATCTTGAAATACCTTTTGAAAAATCTAATGAGGAAAATCCTGTATATAATGCCATAATAACCTTAAATGTTTTTTAATATTTATAATATTGTTAGTATTTTATAATTACCGTTTCCAGTTAGGATTTCGTTTTTTATAATCTCTACCAATTTCATCACTTTTATACGGATACTTAGGAACATGTGTATAATCATCTTTTGTACCAGTTCTGCCCCATGGTTCATGATTAGGTATTCTATTAGTTAAAAACGCCGCTATTGTTTTAGCAGGAGCAGCTTCTGCAGCTTCTGCAGCCTTATCTGCTGCTGGTCCATTAAGATCTATTCTCCCTGCAGTTTGTTTTATCGAACCCCCGCCACGTAAGTTTAATCCATCAGCAGTAATTTTAGTGGCGTCTGTAGATAATATGTTAAGTACACTATTAACAGTTAAATTAGTATTATCTATAGATAATATGTTAAGTACAGCGTTAACAGTTAAGTTAGTATCTGTACCCGATGTTATATCAATTGTATCACCTGCCTCTTGAAAAAATTTATCTACTGATTGTATTCGTAAATTAGTATTGGCTAATATATGAGTTTCTTTACCACTCGTTGATCTTACTTCTTCGGTTGCAGCCAGATGAATAGATGTTCCAGCCGTTAACCTAATAGATTTAGCGGATGTAAGATTTATATCATCAGCAGAGTGAATTGATACATTATGTGTTGCGTACACATCAATTGTACCGTCTTGATCAAATTCAATCCAATTTGCACCTTCAGCTGTTGAGATATATATTCGTTCATTAGTATCATCCATTATGATTTGATGACCTGAGGCTGTTCTAATTTTCAGTCTACAGTTATCAGGACTATCTTCCATTGATACTGCATGAAACCCTGGAGATGTCCATGAATAAATTTGAGGATCAAAATTTACTTTAGGTGCATTAGGTACTTTAAGGTCAGGATTTATTCTTGATGATTTATATCCACTTTTTATATCCGGTTTTTGAGATAGCATTTGTTTAGTATCAATGACTTCCTGTGATAATCCAGTAACAGATGTATCAATTGCACGAGTTTGCCATTCAAAACTTTGTTGATGTATTATATCGTCTGCAATTCCGCTAAATGCAGTACGTAAATTATCGTATAGGGGTTGAATCGGTTGTTCAGCAGATGAAACCGGTCCATCTATTACTGTTTTTCCTTTTTTTCCATCTTTTCCTTTTTCAAGTTCTTTTTCTATATATCTACCATGTGGCATTGTATGTTCGGTTGCCATAGGGTGCATACATCCTAACCATATTCTATTTGCAGAATCACCATCCAGACATGATATAACTGCAATTGCACCAACTTTTGGAACTCCCCACATACCATATGCAACTGGGCCTGTAGTTGTACTTGTACTATGTGGTCCTCGACTCATAGTATCTGGTGTTGATACAACTCCTCCAAATGGAGTAACTTGTCTACACCACGGTATATCTTCAATAGGGGTGTTTGGTAGGTCTCCTAACGCCATTGAGTATATTCTCATTCGACCTCTACCTTGAGGATCATTTGTATCAACTACTGTACCTACAGTTAAAAGACTATAGTCGGTCTTAATCGCTTGAAACATTTTATACGATCTCCTTAAACCATGTAGTATAATCACCTGGAAAATTCGTAGGATTATATAAATATGGTACTTCTGATTTTAGAAAAAATTGAATATAAAATAAATTACCGTATTCCATAGTTGTATGTTGATGAATAAAATGAGGACCACTTGGATGTAATATTAATGTACCGATTTGAGGATTAAATCCAAATTGATGTTGTGGGAACTCTAACTTACCACCATACACTTCAAATTTTTCATCAAACGGTATATTATCGTTGTAATTACATAGTGCAATATATCCTGATATATCTCTCGGAAATGTTTGTACCCATTTACCGTTTAAATGATTACTACTATCACATTGTGGTTTATTATTTGCACCTTGTTTTAATTCATAAAGTGTAGGAATAGTTATATCAAGTATATTTGTATCATAATATGTCATAATATCATGTATAATTTCGTTAATTTTTTCAGTTATAATTGTTGATAAATTAACTTGTGGTTTTAAAATACACAATCCATCGTCCTCAATTATTTGTGCATAGTTTGATGTTATTTTATCACACATTAACGGCGATATAAAATTTTGATATATTAAAAACGGACTTTTAATATCACTCATGATTATGCCTGTAATTGATCAACTGCGTTTATTGCATCTAATTTTGCCATTGAAATAATATCTTTAAAAGATATATCCGGATTTGCTAATAGCATTTCAAAGATTTGTCTTGTTATACGTGGTTTAACATCTACTTCATTTATATTATCTGGATCGATAACAGTTTCTTTATGTTCATTTAACATATCATGAATTGATTGAATTTCCGCTTCTGATATAGACGGGTCAATAACCAAATCACATTTTTCTAATAAATTTATACCGATTAAGAATTTGTATTGCATATGTGATCTATCATTTAAATTAACCCGTACTTCTGAAATAAGATGTCCATTTATTTTAATATCGAACAACACTGTTGGCCTATATTCAATTCCACCGTCGGCGGATTGTACTGAAATCATATTATCAACTTTCATAGTGTATTGTCTTTCATTAAATGTAAACTTAACATTTTGTGCTTCTGAATCTACATCACTTTTCATAATGGATATATCTTCAACACCTAAACTACAACATTCAGCGCCAGTATCGACTTTACTTTCAATTATTTCATTTTGATTAATTCCCATTAATGTTACATTAACATGAATTCCAATTGCGTTATATCGTTCATGTTCTTCTTTTTCTGTAATTATTTCAACAACATCAATAACATGATTATCATTGTATTGTTTAACTGTCACACAATATAACGTATTATTACATTCATAAACAAGAAACGGTTTAACGTGTTTACCATGTAATATATCAACAAATGTTGGATTATACTCATACATTAGAACATATTTATTATCATCATCTTGTATAATTGGGGTAGTGGTTTTTATATTAACACTTTCTGATATCATAGTAGTAAGTTGTAAAATTAAAAATTCTTTATTTATCATGGAAGTTACCTATGTATTATTATATTGATATATTTATCTATTAACTGACATAGTATATAAATACACTTTATAAGAGTTACCATATAAATAATATTATCATTCACTTTAATGTAGTAAATGTGAATTGTAAAAAATTAAGAGGATAATGCACAATGAGATTTTCAGAATATATACTAAAAGAAGATGCAACAGGTGGTGCAACTGGAGCTGGAGCAATCGGAGGCACAAGAGGATTATTGTTTGGTGGAACAATATCTAGAAAAGTTCCAATGCCGCGTATACCAGTTCAAACTATTAAATATAAAAAATTAGCGAATTGGAACGGGTATAAAAAGATTCATGAATCTGATAGTGCTAGTTCTTTTAGTTCAATGGATGTTATATCTAAATTAAACTCAGCTCAAAAACATAATGATATGCAAAAAGATGCTGTTGTTTATGGAATTGAAGGAGAACACGGTGAAATTACAAAAGTGTATGTCGCAAAAGATCAAGACGAAGAGTTTAAACGTGCGCTTGATAATGAGATAAAAGATGCAGAAAATAAAAGGGATGTGGCTGAAATTCTTTTTAATTTACGAGATACTTTTAATATATTACACGTTGAATGGCCTCCTGTACCTGAAGATGAAGAAGTAAATGTTGATATGAAAGGGCAAAAAGGTGACGAAATAGAAGGAGAGTTACCGCCGGGAACTGAAGGAGAAAAAGAACCTGGAAAAGAAGGTGAAGGTGAAGGTGAAGGTGAGTTACCAACTGATACAGGTGTTGGTGATATAGGTAGTTCTGGAGATGATCAAAGTATATTGTTTAAAGTTATTGATATGTTAAAAGCGGATGCAGAAGCAAGGATGGCAGAAGCAAACGCAAAAGCTAAAGAAGCAGAGGCCAAAGAAGCAAAGTATGCGGCAAATATTGCAGATCGAAAAGTAAAATCTGAAGAAGATTTTGCAAATGCTGATAGTTATTTTAAGCAACAACAAGAAAATAAAAAAGCTTCTCAACGAATTACAAAATTAGCTAAGTATCGTCAAGAAATATCACAAAGTGCAGATAAGCGACCCGGAGTTTATTCAAATGAAAGTTATAAATTAAAAAAACAACGTATGGTTGAAGATGCAACACAAGAAGTTGTTGCATTACAAGCACAATTATCTGCTTTAAATTTGAAAAGAATAGTAGCTACTAAAGGTATTGATAATCAAATAAGAGCAATACAACAACAGTTAGCTATAAAAACTAAACAAGCAAGTCAACAATCAGTTACAGGTACAAGCCCTGCAACTAATCAAACTATTACTGAAGTATAAGGAGATATTATGATACCATATCAATCAATTGATGTTAAATTTAACGGGGTCCCTGAACAATGCTTTGTACTAGAAGTAATAGTAAATGTGCAATATTTAATCGAAAAAAAATATATAGATTTAGACCCTGTATTAGCTATAGATGTTAATTTATTTAATACCGCAACTGGACCGTATCCGAAAACAGGTGGAGTACTTGCTGCAAATACATTTATTGGTATAAACGGAACATCTTTTTATAGTACATACCATAGCATAATTCGATTAGTTGGTAGTAAACCTGAGATGTTAGGTGCACCGTTTGATATATCACAAGTATATAATAGTAGTGGTACATGGAAGCATACAGCTAATAACACAGTGGTGTAATGATATACATTCATAAACCTATTTCACTTCCAGATCTAAAAACCACACAAGTTAAAAAGTCCAGATGGTATGTAACACCATCTGGTCAATATTATCCATCGATCACATCAATATTAGGCTATGGACCAAAACCGTGGCTTGATGAGTGGCGTGCGAATATGGGTACAGCAAAAGCAGATATTGAGACAAAACGTTGTGCAGAACGAGGCACTGCGTTGCATGAAATGTGTGAAAAGACTCTTAATAATCAACCAGATCCAACGTTAGGTCATGTGTATGAGCATATTTTATTATATAATAAAATTAAACTTGCATTATCTAAAATTAATAATATTTTTGCTCAGGAAGTTGCACTTTATAGTGATGTATTAGGAATCGCTGGACGAGTTGATTGTATTGCTGAATGGAAAGGAATACCATCTATTATAGATTTTAAATCATCTAATAATTTAAAAACAGATGAGATGATACAAGATTATTATATGCAAGAAACATTTTACGCATTAGCTTTTTATGAAAGAACTGGAATTGAAATTCCACAAATAGTAACTATAATTGCTGTTGAAAAAGGTATAATGCCTCAAATTATGGTTAAAACAATATACCCTTATATAACACCACTAAAAAAGAAAATTGATTCTTTTTATGTAAATTATAATTAATAAACAGCATATCCACTAGGTTTATTAACTTCTTCTTTTATCCGTTGTGATAAAAACTCACTTATCATTTTACGCTCAGGTACTGACAAGTTTAATATTGTGTGATATTGCATACTACCTCTCATAAAATAAGTAAGTTCGATGATTTGTTGTAGTATGTTATTAATTTCACTACCTAATTGAGAAATATATTCTTGTATTTTTTCAGTATTTTTGTGTTTTAATAATCTAAAAAAAAAGTTAACGGATTGAGTGGTAATTCAACTGTCATTGGTTGATGACAATCTTGACATTCAACTGTGTGTGTTGAATCAGGTCCCCAATTATTACCGGCATCTAATGCAGCTGATATTTTTTTAAACCATGGAGCTGGTATAGCTGATGCCCATTCATAAATATGTTTTTTATCAGTATCACCGTCAACTGAATGAATAATACTAATAGTTGATTCAACTAATTTCTGCTGTATTTCATATAATGGAGTTGTACTAAAGTTTTTTGATTCTTGCATAATTGTAACAATATCTTTGAACCTAACTGGTCTAAGCTCAACTAATTGTCCATTATCCATTGTAACAGAATATAATGCAGTTATTGTAGTTGGATCAATATTTCGAGTATTGTTTATAACTTCTGTTATATCTATTTTATACCTATGTTCTTGAGCAGTTTCACATGAATGCGTATAGCTAACTTCAATATTTGGACCATATGTAATACGACGCAATACTAATAATAGATGATCAACATCTTTTCCAAATAAATCTGCAGGTTTTTTTATCGCAGGTATACATCGAGAAAATACTTCTGTTATAGACGTACCATTGATGATATGATCAATATTTCTCATAGCAATTTCATCAAAAGCACTCATTGGGAATACTTCTACTTCCCCGTTTTGTACATTTTCATTAAGTTCACCGTTATCGTAAAATAACCCAAGTGATGGTAATCTTATAATTTCACCTGGTATTTTAATATTGTTTATTAGTGGATTTTCAGACATACTATTATAATCCTCGTGTTTATTAAGTTTAAGTTTAATTTATTTATACTCGAAAAAGTTAATGGGAAACATGTATTAAATGTTGATTTTTGTACAAAAGTATACTACAATATGTACATAAAATGAAAATAAGGTGAATATAATGACTATAATTTTAACGATCATACTTCAATTAATACTGTTAGGTATTATTGATTCACATAGATCAACAACGAAATCTAAAAAAACACACGCAATACAGATGTGGATTATTTTTATATGTACATTACCAATTATGTATTATTTTGCAGGAATGATTACAAATCTTACATGGGATGATTTTACCATTGTTGATGAATCATATCAACACGGTATAATGCTTCGGAATGTGTTGTTACCAGTTATACCTGTTTGTATTATGTTATTATGGTATACATTGTTTTGTGATATTAAAACTAAAATAGCTCAAATAAATTTATGCATTTTATATTTATTTGGTGTTACACTTATGCTTATTCATTTGGCTTTTCCATCAGTCCTGTAATTCATAAATAAAGATATTAACCTTAATATGGTAGTATCTTTATATGGCAGCCTTAGATCCAGCATTCTTAGCACAATTACAAGCATTCGTTCAACAAATTTCAAGCGCCGGTGGTAGTTTATCACGTACGTTAGGTGATTTATCTAATGCAGGTCAAACTTCAGCAACTGCTCAAACTAAAGTCGCAGCTAGTGTACAAAAAGCTGGTGATAGTTCTGCGTATGAATTAGCAGCGTTAAATAAAAAACTTAAACTTGCAGGTAAGTCTTTCGATCAATTTCATGATGTTTTATCAGAAGTAATAGACGGTACAAAAACCGCCGGTAGTTTACACTCTTCATTCGTTAAAGATATTTCATCTTCATACCAACACGCGAAAAGTATGCTCGATGAGCAAGTATCAAAAACATTTACTACATGGAGTGAACTTGATAAACTATACCCTGAAGCTTTAAAAAATCAAATAAAATCGATAGCTGGCGCTTCTTTAAAAATTGAAAATTACGCGGATACTTTAAAGTTTGATGATTATGTAATAGCACAACAAGCATTTATTAAATCATTTAAAGAAAATAATGGGAAAATGGGGGCAGCTCAACTTAACCTGTTAGCAAATTTACACACATTAAGTAAAGAATTAGGTGATCCAAGTTATTTCGCAGGGTATGCGAAGAGTTCTGAAAAAGCAAATGAGTTTGCTGCTGCGTTAGAAAAATACACAAGTGGTGTAACTTTAAATGCTAAAGAAATTGGAGTTGTTAACGAGTATTTTCAAGGAATGTCTAATAAAGGTGTTAGAAATGCGTTAGGTGAATCAGAGCAGAAATTAAAAGGATTTACTAAAGGTGTAGTTGGTACTGCAAAAAGCATAAAAGATGTTGGTGGTTCTTTTAAAAATGTTATGCTTAAACAACTTGAAGGTACATTTGGTGAAGCTGGTAATACTATAAGAAACGCTATTGCTGGTAGGTTAACAGCTGGTGGTATGAGTGGTACAATGGCGGGACTTACAGGAACAATTGCTGTCGCATCAGCTAAAATGTTCTGGGAAGCTGGTAAAAAAGCAATGCCGTTGTTTATGGAAGAAGCTTCAGAATGGATGAAATCTGGTACTGAGTTACATGATTTAGCATTAATACAAATTGGTGTAGGTCAAGAAGCTTATTTAAAAGTAATGTCACAAAATAAAGCACTATACCGCAGCATAGAAGGAGGTCAAGAAAGTGTAGATAAATTGATGAAAGATCATACCGATGAATTTACAAAATTAATGGGTGGTGATCGAAAAGCAGGATTAGAGATGGCAGCGCGAATGGCCACTCTTGAGCGTAATGCAAGTGGTGGTGCACAAGGACTTTCTGAGTTTAGTAAAACTTTATCAGACACTGCAAAATGGGCAGATGTGATGAATAAAACTACTGCATTGACAGCTCCAGCTAGTCTTGAGTTATATGAGTCAATGTTGCTAGATAGTAATATTTCTTATAAATTAGCAGGTCTGAAGAATAAAGAACGTATTGCGTATCTGCTTGATTTAAAAGCGTTTGCGGAGCATTCTGCACAATTAGGTTATAGTAAAGAGGCAATTAAAACATTTGCGGCTGGTTTTGCCGCTGATACAAAAAGAACAATACCATCTGCATTGATGTCCGGTGCTGGTTTACAAGCAAAACTTCAACAGTTAAGTAATTTTTTACCGAATAATAAAGACTTACAAGGAGATATAGCCGCTAGAGCTGGATCTTTAGAAAGCAAAAGTAATAAAAGTGCTGCTGAGAAACAAGATTTCAGCGACATACTAGATATTCTTGTAAACGCTGAGGCGGAGGTACGAGCTGATAATACCAAAGGAGGACAGTATAACACTATAGTAGCGGCCATAGAACAAGCTTTACCAATGAGTGCAGGTTCAGCAGCTTCAGTAGCTAAAAAAGAAGAAGAACTACCGAAAACGCAAGCGTATAAAGCAGGTATAATAAAAGCAGCAACGAACATGGTTGGTGGAAATACTCCAGCTAATAGAGAAAAAGCTATACAGGAAAAGAAATTAGCAGATCTTGCAAAAGCTGAAGAACATGATAAAACTGATTTATCTATACAAGCAGGTAAAGCTGCTATTGCAGTTAAAAATTTTACAGATGCACTAGATACATCACAAACAGGGATAATACCTTCATTAATAATCGGTGCTTTTACTGGTGCAGCATCTGGTATTATTGGAGGGGCTATGCCAGCTCTATTTAGTGTACTCGGGAGTGCAATTGGTGCAGGTGGTGTTGCACCGATTCTTGCAAGTTTAGGTACAGCTGCTGGTGGTTTAGGATTAGTGTTCGGTGGTCTTATTCCAATAGTTGCTGGTGCAATTGCAGCATTTTCGTTATATAAAGGAGTAGAAGAACAACAACAAAAAAGATTAGAACGTGTTGTAACTGGAACTGGTGGATGGTTTGAAACATTAGTTACGTGGGATAGTGATATAGAGAAGTATAAAAAGGAAAAATCTTTAAAACAATCATCACCAACGTTAACTAATGAAGTAGAAGATAAACCGATATCGAAAATAGTAAATAAGGAAATAGAAAGTCACCCGTTATCAAACACATTAAATGATCTTACAGCAAATGTTACGACATTAGCAACTCCTCCAGTTGATGTAGTTAATCAAATGATCGATCGTTTAGATATATTGACTACTACGTTTAACGATAATATTAGCAATATGGTAACTGCAACAAATACTATTAACAATTATTTACGCAGTATTGATAAAAATACAACTGATTGGTATACTGATGTAAAAGTAGAAAAAGCTGCTACAACACCTGATAGTTTATTTGACATAATGAATAAAAGTGGTGGAAATACAGTAGCATATATTAAAGCGGGTTAATTAATTAAAATGTAAGTTTAATATAATTATAAATACCTTTAATAAAATTATTTAAAGGTGTTTATATAAATGGCGAAGATAACAGATTTTTATAAAGTTGTTTCCCCTACCCAAGCTGCGGCTACAATCCAAGATAGTCAACAAATCGATCAAGGGTATGCATTTTCAAGCAATTATACTTGGTATCAACGGTTAATTCAAGGTAGTGCAACTAGATTAACTCGATATCGTGAATATGATATTATGGATACGGATGTTGAAATAGCTCGTGCGTTAGATATTATAGCTGAAGAAATGACTAGTCGGAATACTAAAACTGATATGGTTCTTAATATTAGTATGCAGATTGATGATGGGCAAGAGGTCGAAGATACAATAGTACTTACATTAAGATCAGCACTAAGACATTGGTCAATTCTACATGGGTTTACTGAAAATAGACTATTTAAAATAGCTAGAAATATGATAAAATATGGTGATTGTTTCTTTAAAATACATTCATCATATAAAAAATGGGAATGGATTCCCGCATCTAATGTAATTGGCGCAGTTGTTGATGCTCAAGATGTTACCAAAGTATTAGCCTATCAAGTTAGAATGGATTCAAAAGTACCTAATAGCAATAGCTCTGCTTATAATGGAACAGGGTCAATGGCTGTTGGTAGTCAAGCATATACTACAGAAATTATTCCAATTGAACATATGGCTGTGTTCTCAATCAACGATGATATGTCTGAGACAGCACCATTTGGTGATTCAGCTCTTAGAACTGTTTATAGAACCCACAAGCAAAAAGAATTACTTGAAGATGCTATTGTAATATATCGCATTCAACGTGCACCTGAACGTCGTGTATTCTATATAGATGTGGGTAAAATGCAACCGAATCGTGTTAAAGCATATCTAGAAACTATTAAAAATGAAATAAGACAAAAGAAAATCCCTTCAAATAACCAAAACGGTGGTAATAGTGTAGATGCTGTGTATAATCCACAATGTATATCGTTAGATACAAGAATTCCACTATTAGATGGTAGAGTGTTGACATTATTTGATATTATCAATGAATATCAATCAGGTAAAGAATTATGGGGGTATTCTGTTAATCCTGAAACTGGAGAACAAGTTCCTGGATTGATATCATGGGCTGGGATAACAAGAAAGAATTCAAAAGTTATAAAGATTACGTTTGATAACAATGAAAGTTTGATTTGTACTGCAGATCATAAAATACCGGTACAAGGTAAAGGGTTTGTTAATGCTGAAAATTTAGATATTAATGATTCACTATTTCCTTTTAATTTGAGATTAGAAAAATTAGGAAAATATACGTATACTCAAACGTATGATACTAACAAACAAGATTGGCAGTTTGTACATAGAATGGTTAACAAGTTTTTTAGTGAAAATCAATTAATTGAAACATTTGTGTATGATTCTAAATTTTTAAATAGCAAAAAAGATACAATTCATCATAGAGATATTAATAGGTATAATAATAGCCCTTCTAATTTAATGCGAATGAATTCAAAAGATCATATTTTGTTTCATGCAAATGAATTGTTAAATCCTAATCGGATTGCTGGGATAGAAAATCATAGATTATTATTAAATACTGATGATGAATATAGAGCTCAATTTATTAAAAAATTAAGTGATATAGGTAAAGCTAGATGGTTAGAGCTTAATGAAGAAGAAAAACAACAATGTATTCAACGATTAGTTGATAATAAACTACCTACAGTTAATCAATTAATTATATTTGATGAGAAATGTTTAAATTATTGTGTTAAAATACTACACAATAATCCAACAATATCAATTAAACAATTTATGTTAACGTTAAACAATAACGTTGAATTTATGAATTATTATGCTAGCATCAATCAATATAAAAAAGTTGATGGTGTGTTATTTAATTATAAAATTGATGTATCTCATATAACACATTCGGGTTTCCACAAATTAATTAAATTACACGGATATGATAATTTTAAAACATTAAGAAATAAAATTATTCAAGAAAAGGTTAAACTATTTAACAATCATGATAGTTCGTTTAATTATATTAAACAATTGATTGTAAATATAACACCATGTTGTAATGAATTATTACCTTATATTAGAAATAACAGTAATATATTGCAATTATTTATTGAATGGTATCGAACAATAAGTCCAAAAACAAAACTTAAATTACCTGATGCAGTTTTAATGAATAAAATTGGCCAGCATTACGGGTATGATTCATGGAATGGAATGCTTACTGGTATCACTCAATATAATCATAAAATCATCGCTATTGAATATCTTGATGAAACAATGGATGTTGGTACTCTTACAATTGATCAAAATGAAGTGTACCATAACTATCATACATTTGCAATTGATGCAGGAATCTTCATAAAAAACAGTCAGTTAGAGGATGTTTTCCTCGCTCAAAGATCAGACGGAAAAGGATCAAAAGTAGAAGTACTCCCAGGTGGTCAATCATTAGGTGAGATGTCTGACTTAGATTATTTTATGGATAAAGTGCTTCGTGGATTGCGAGTTCCAATATCTTGGATGAAAACAGGTGTTAACTCAGCTATGTTTAATGATGGTAAAGTTGGAGCTGCATATGTTGAAGAACAACAATTTGCCAAATTTGTTGAAAGATTGCAGGTATACATTGAAATTGAATTAGATAAAGCATTTAAAACATTTTTATTTGCAAGTAACATAAACATTGACAATACATTATTTAAGATAAAACTACCAAGTCCGTCTAATTATGAACATTATCAACAAGCTGAAGTTGATACAACATTACTTAACACACTCAGTCAAGCTGAATCTGTACCATACTTATCAAAACGTTTTATATTATCACGATATGCTCAATTAACAGAAGACGAGATTATTACTAATGAGCAATTATTAAAACAAGAAAAAGGTTATGATCCAGATGCTGATAAATCATTACAACAAATCTACGGTGCACCTGCAGAAGGTATGGGTGGAATGGGTGGTGGTATGGGAGGAATGGGTGGTGGTATGGGAGGAATGGGATTAGGAGAACCAGGAGCAGAAGGTGAACTTGGAACAGAAGGGGAACCTGGTGAGATTGGTACAGTAGGTACTGTTGGTGGAGCAGCAGGAGCAGCACCACCTGGAGGGGTAACACCCGGAGGACCTGGAGCGCCGCCTCCTCCCACATAATACGTATTATAAAGTTATACACTTATTGAAATATTAACTAAATACAATATTAACATAAATAATATTATATTAACACCCAGTTTACTTTTAGGAGATTAAAACATGTCAAAAGAAAAATTAAAAGAAATGCTTGATGCAACTATCAATGAAGATGACGCTGCAGCAGAAGTAGCATTCCATTCGTATGCTACCGATAAGTTCCGTTCAATTATGGAAGAAATGGAAGTCAACAAAATTGAAAATGATCGTGGTCAGGATGAAGACTCAGATGATGATTTTGAAGATGAAGCCCGTGATGAAGATCATGATGAAGATGACATAGACGATGAAGATCATGATGAAGACGACATAGATGATGAAGATCATGATGAAGATGACATAGATGATGAAGATCATGATGAAGACGACATAGATGATGAAGATCATGATGAAGACGACATAGATGATGAAGATCATGATGAAGATGATGAAGATGATTTTGAAGATGAAAACTTCGACGCCAAAAAAGTTGCTGAAAGTGTGATTGCAAAAACTAAAACTGCAAAGAAAAAGTAAGTAACATAATATGATCGAATTATTAATGTGTATAACGCTTTTGTTAAGTGGTTGTGCTAGTATGGGTAACCCTAGTGATTCATGTGGTCAAGGATATAAAATACCTGGATGTGATCCAAGTAATCCGTATTCAACACCATTACACACATCAAGTGAACCTACTCAATCACATTAAAAATATAAAGTTGTTTCAGCCAAGCCAAAATATAAACCCAACTTAACCGTTGGGTTTTTTATGTTTATTATTCTTAAAGATAAATATATTTAATAAATTTACATAATAAAAGGATCAACTATGAGTGCGATATTATTAATTGAAGATATGTCTTCAGAACAATGTGGGTTAATTCAAGAATCTACACAAGATGGTAAAAATTTGTGGCTATCTGGTACTTTCATGCAAAGTGGAATTAAAAACCGTAATGGTCGAGTATATCCATTAGAAGAAATGACCAAAGCTGTTGAATCTGCAAGTGGTATAATTAAAGAAAATGGTGGTATATTTGGTGAACTTGATCATCCACAAACACTATCAATAAATTCTGACCGAATTAGTCATGCAATTACAGAATTAAGACTTGAAAACAATAATGTATATGGAAAGGCAAAAATATTGCCAACTCCAATGGGTATTATTGCCAAGGTGTTAATTGAGAGTGGGATTAAAATTGGTGTTAGTAGTAGAGGTGCGGGTAACGTAAATGAAAGCGGGTTAGTTAGTGATTTTGGATTAGTAACTATCGACATTGTAACTACACCAAGTGCACCGGGTGCATATCCAAGTTCAATTTATGAATCTTTAGATGCTGCTAAAAACGGTGCTAAGATTATGACTTTATCTGAACAAGTTCAACACGATGTTGATGCGCAGAAGTTTTTAATAAAAGAAATTACTAAATGGATTAACACTGGATTATTTGTAAAAAGATAAATTAGTACGATTAATTTGTGTAATTATTATGATTAATTTATATCAGTATTATACAGATCCAAAAGTGCTAACTTCGCCAAGAACTAATCCTGCTTGGTTATATAGATATGCCCAGATTGTAGGTAAATTATCACCTGAACAGGAGTTAATAATCGCTAAGGTTGGTCAATATGCGTATTATTATGCTATTAATGTTCTTCGAGATAGGTTTTTAACAGGTGAGGATGCAATGAGAAGGTATTGTAATTTTGCACAAGAATTAACATATAAAGAGGTAAGTGGTACTTATCTCTACGATTATTAAAGGTAAATTAACAATGGATAAATTTCGTACAATGCAGTTAGCGGGGTTGTTAACTGAAAATCAATTATTAGAAGCTAGAGAAGATTTTATTGCATATGCTATGGGGGATAAAATAATATCGGCTTATAAAAAAGACAGTGGGTATAAGCCAAAGCTATCAACAGCTATAGATATTATTCGATATTTATCACAACATACTAACACTAATTATATTCAATGGATTGCAAGACAATATGCTGCAAATCAATTTAGATTAGAAGATGTTAATAGAATTAAAAAAGAGATTATTGAATTTGATAGAGTTAAACCAAAATTGGTTAATAAAGACTTAAACTCATATCAAGATTTAAAATCATTATACAATGAACTCGACAAATTTAAAGAAGTTGATATAACATCTAACAAACAACAAGAAAAAAATGTAAAAATGGAAGGTGTTACTAAAGTAATTGACACTCCACATTTTAAAGTAGTAATTCCAACAACTGAAGAAGCTGCAAAGTTTTATGGAAAAGGCACTAAATGGTGTACCGCAGGTGATGAAGATAATCAATTTGCATATTATAATAAAAATGATGTTTTATATATCATTCTCGCAGGAGATCGTAAATTTCAATTATGTATGAAAGAAGATCAATATGTGAATGAACGGGACTTTGAATTAGAGAGATCAGATATTGAATATTTGAGTAAATATTCTGAGTATAAAGATTTTTTAAATATGTTAATTAAAAAATATTATGTAGATTAAAATGATTAATTTATATCAATATCATACAAACCCTAAAGAATTAGAGAATTATAATAATAAACATAATTATGTATGGCAAGCTGCGATGGAAAAAGCTGATCAAATTGGTGTTGAAAAGTTTTACAAACAATATCCTCAAGCTTATAATCTAATTGCAAATCAAATTAACAAAGGTATTTCATATATTGTTGGAAACTATGCTGTTGATTTATTAAATAGGTCGATATTTGATAATGGTAGTACAGCATATGATTATGCTCGAAAATTGTTTTTTGATTTATTTCCTAATGGTTTAATAAAACAAAATGATTAATTTATATCAATATTATATTAAACCTGTGGATTTACTACCACCAAGTAAATATCCTGATGTTCATTTTGCATATAATTACGTTTATAAGGTATTAAAAAAACCGTTTCCATTAGTTGAAGATATAATATCTACAAATGCTTTTTATGCTATAAGTTATGCACGTAATGTTTTACATGGTCCATTTCCTAAGGGAGAAGATATGATTGCAACAGATGTAATGTATAGTTGGATGTATGCAAAAGATATATTAAAAAGTAGATTTATTAAGGGAGAAAAAATAATAAAAGGTAGTATGATGCAAGAACCATATGAAAATCTTTTCAATATAAAATTATGATTAATGTATATAGTTTGTATACAAACCCTACAGAATTAGAAGTACCTGATTTTGGTGACGACGCAATAGCAGCATTTGATTTTGCATATGAATATTTAGGACCGTATAACATTAGAAATTCAAAAATTGAACAAATAATATCGAAATCACCAAGTGCTTCATGTGATTATGCGGTAAATATATTACGTGATAGGTTTGAATTAGGTGAACCTATGATTGCAATGGTTGCTTCACGAGCATTTGAATATGCATGGCATGTATTAGAACATGCATGGCCTGAAGCAGAACATGTTATTGCAAAAAACCCATTATTTACGTTTCAATACGCATTTAGAGTATTAAAACATAGATTTATTATGGGAGAAGATGTATTACTTAATGGTCCTCGAGTGGCACAAGATGAGTATTTGTGGTTATATATAAAAAATATTATAAAAGAAAGATGGCCTGAAGCGGAGTCAAGAATTAAAAATAGTCCTTGGAAAGCAGCTTATGAAAAACTATTTAATGTTGAACTATGATAAATGTATTTGAATATTATACAACCCCTAAAGAATTAGAAGTACCTGATTTTGGAGATAATGCTAAACTTGCATTTGAGTTTGCGTATTCATATTTAGTTGTTCGTAAAGTTAAAGGTGAAATACTTAAAAGTAAGAAGTTAGAACATATAATCGCAAAATCTCCATTATATTCATTAAATTATGCATTGCAAATATTACAACATTGTTCCTTCAAAGAAGGAGAACTTGCTATTGCATCAAATGCATATACGGCGTATACCTATGCACGTTATGTAATAGAAGGTCGATGGCCTGAAGCTGAATCAGTTATTGCTAAAGATGCTGAATATTCATACATGTATGCTAAAGATATTATTAAAGGTAGATGGTCTGAATGTGAAAATAATTTATTACATGGACAAGGTTACGATCATGATGGTAAATTATTTCAATATATTAGAGATATATTGAAAGAACGATGGCCTGCTGCTGAACTAAGAATTAAAAATAGTAGATATAAAGAATCGTATGAAAAAACATTTAATGTAAATTTATAAAGGATTAATAAATGAAAATAACAGAAATATTTGCAAGTATAATTCCCTCAGTGCATTGGTCACAACAAGGTTCGATGCATCTTGGTGTTTTTGAAGTACATGGTGAACATTATGTAATGCAATTTATTAAAATGAAACCAAATGATCCTATACATTCTGTATTATCTAATGAAATAATAACAAATAATACTTGGTTTTTTGCATTTGCTGCTATGGTAGATGGTCAACCTGTTGATACAGATACAAATAAAGGTGACGCTATTCCTATATTTAGTGCAATTATGCAAACATTAGTACAATTTATTGAAAAGTACGATATTGATGTATTATATATTGGTTGTAGTGATAAACATACTAAACTTAAAGGTGTATATCAAAGATTAATATCAAAATATACAAGAATGCATGGATGGACAGTTAATAACACAGCAACGGGTAATTTTTTTGGTGATGAGAAATTTATTTGGATTCTTAAAAAATGATTAACTTATATAACTACTATACTAAACCAGTAGAATTATATAGATATACTGAGCGTGTAAATTTTATGCCTGAAGTTGCTTATTTTTTAGCTCGTGATATAGGTGTCGAACAATTTAATAAAACATACCCTAATGGTGAGCGGTGTATTGCAAAGAATGCAGATACTGCGTATAAGTATTCGAAGTATATATTAGGTAACGGACTATTTCCACTAGGAGAAGACGCAATAGGAAAAAGTGCTGACTATTCCTATTACTACGCTGTAAATGTATTGCATGGTCCATTTTTAAAAGGTGAGGATATGATTGCAACAGATGCATGTTACTCATATTGGTATGCACGTGACGTATTACATGATCGATTTATTAAAGGTGAGTCAGTAATAATGGATGGTGGTTTTTGGTCAAAATATACGGGTTTTTTGAGTAAATTAGGTATTATATTTAAACTATGATTAACTTATATAACTATTATACTGATAGTACGTTATTACTTGGATATGAGCACCAAGCTGATTATATTCCCTTTTTGGCTATTCAATTAGCAAAACAATTAGGTGACTGGAAATATAGAACCCAACATCCAAAAGGTTTTAAAATTATTACAAAATCTCCTTATGAAGCATATTGTTATGCAATTGAAGTATTAAAAGGAAAATTTCCAGAAGGTGAAGAGGCAATTGCACAAGATGCTGAATTATCATACTTCTACACTACAGAGATTTTACATCATGAATTTCCAGAAGGTGAAGAAACCATAAAAACTGATCCACTTTTGTATAATTCATATAAAAAATATATTGATAACCAAGCAAGAACATCGATAAACCATAAACCTAAAGGTTACGGGTATGATGATTACATTTAAACAATATTTACATGAATCATCAGATGAATTATCAACAATTCACATGATTGCAGGTATGTACAAAAATTTGAATATTAATGTACAACAAGTTTATATTCAGCATATTAAAAGTAGATATAATGGGATGAAAAATTGTTTTTACAATGCAGAAATGACTGTAAAGAAAAACAAAACAGCAAAATATGTATTAGGATTTATAATAGTACATGGAGTACCTCTCGAACATGCATGGATTAAATTAGCTTCCGGAGATTATATTGATACAACAATTAATACACCTGAAAAATATAGTTATTATTCATGTCTTGAATTAACAAATGATGAATTATTAAATCAAATAAAACATACTAAAAGTAAACCAGGTTATATAGATTTAAGTGTGCTTAATAGGTATACAAAAAAATTGTAATAACGGTTTTATAAAAAATAACTCCCTCCTACCATCACAGCTTCTGTGGTACCTTACTGTTTGTTCTCCACTAACATATTGATTGTATAAATAAAGATATCTGGTATGATAGTTTATTATACATAAAGTATACAATCAATAAAGGTAAGGAGATTATAACATGAATGAACTTTTGAAAAAGTTGCTTGAAGCTGAAATTTTATCTGCAGACAGCAAAAAAGAATTAGAAGAAGCATTCCAAATTCAATTAAGTGAAGTTATCACAGCAACAAAAGCTGAGACCGCTGAGCAAGTGCGTGTGGAATTAAGTGAACAATGGATAAGCGATAAAGAAGCTTTAATAGAAGCTATTGATGCGAAAGTTAATGAATATTTGTTAGCTGAAGTACAAGAATTAAAAGATGACATTTCAAGTTTCCGTGATTTAGAAGCGGAATATGCTGTTAAATTAACTGAAGCTAAAAAATCATTAGGTTTACAACTTGAATCAGATATGGTTCAAATGGTTGATAAATTAGATAGTTTCTTAGAAATGAGATTAAGACACGAATTTAAAGAATTAAGAACAGATCTACACGAAGCAAAGAAATTAGATTTTGGTCGTAAAATTTTTGAATCGTTTTTACCTGAATATCGTAAGTATTTTGTTGATGCAACTACAACTGAACGTGAATTACATGAAGCAAAAATTAAAATTGATAAGTTAAAAAAGAACTACAAAAATATTAAAGGTGAAAAAGATTGTTTATTCCGTAAAGTTAAAATGGAAAGTGTATTATCACCATTAGTTGGTCGTCAACGTGATGTTATGGAAACTATATTAGCATCTGTAGCTACTGAAAAATTAGAAGAAGCTTACAAAACTTATATTAGCCGCGTTATTAAAGAGGGTGTTAACGATGCTGTTAAACCTCCAAAAACACCCGATGAAAAGGCAACAAAACCTTCATTAACTGAAAGTATTGCTAATAAAACTACAGTTGTTAAAACTGGTAACACTGACCCACTTGTAGAAACATATGACGAACAAGCTGTGACAACATCACAGACTACGTCGTATTACAAACGTCTTGCTGGAATTTAATCCAGTTAATATAAATAACATTAAATAAACATTTGAATAATTAAGGAGTTACAAATATGAATGAACTTTTCGAAAATTGGGGCGAGATTAAAACCGCTCTATTAGAAGGATTGGATGCACGCAAACAAAAAATCGTGGATCCATTACTTGAAAACCAAAAAAATCAGATTTTGGCAGAAACAGCATCAACGGGGTCGGTAGATACGTCTTCGATTGCTGGTTTCCGTAAAATTTTAATCCCGATGATTCGACGTATCATTCCCGGTACAATCGCTACTGAAATCGTTGGTGTTCAACCTATGACAGGTCCGGTTGGTCTTGTTTACACAATGCGTTATAAATACAATGAGCCAATTACCGGTGCAGGTCCATTGAGTTCAATCGATAATGGTATTGCAGATATTGATCCTTCAGTTGATCCTGAAGCATTTGGTAACTTCAACTATATTCGTCGTTTCTATTCTGGTTCTACTGATGCCGCTCAAGCACCTGGAGCTTCAGGCTTCGGTGGTCCTGGTGATATTACCGGTGCTGCAAATGGTCAAGGTTGGGGATCTGCATTAGATTCTGCTTCTGTTGGTCCATATGGTGCTGCTGGTTCATTACACGGTGGTGGTGGTTCTTGGTTAGAAGGTTCAGGTGGTCGTAAAATGGGAGTTGAAATCATCAGCCAAGCTGTTGAAGCCAAATCACGTAAATTACAAGCTGGATGGACAATTGAAGCAATGCAAGATATCCAATCACAACATGGTTTAGATATCGAAAATGAAATGACACAAGCATTGTCAACAGAAATTATCCAAGAAATTGACAATGAGATTATAACCGATTTATTATCATTAGCTGGTACTGTTGCAGCATTTGATGGCTCTGTACCTGGAGCGCCTGGTTATTATCGTCCAACATTTGTTGGTGATCGTTTAGCTAACTTAGGTGTTATAATCAATTATGTAGCGAACGAAATTGCGCGCAAGACCCGTCGTGGTGCAGGCAACTTTATTGTTGTTTCTCCAATGATGGTTTCAGTCTTGCAAACAGCTAATAAATCAGTTTGGGCTCCAGCAACTGAAGGTTCATTCAAATCACCTACAAACACTATGCTTGTTGGTACTTTGAACGGTACAATCAAAGTTTACAGCTATTTGTGGAATAATGTTCAATCAACTAACGTTGGTGGTTCAGGAAATGACACAATCTTAGTTGGTTATAAAGGTGGAAATGGAGAAACTGATACTGGTTACTTCTATTGCCCTTATATCCCATTAATGTCATCTGGTGTTGTTATTAATCCTACAACTTTCCAACCAGTTGTTTCATTGATGACAAGATATGGAAAAGCAACTTTTACACATCAGCAAACATCGCTCGGAAATAGCCCGGATTACTTCGCAAAAATCAACGTATCTGCGATGTCTCTTGCATAAGAGCGCAGTTATTTTTTAACTGAATATTAAGACCACTTTAATGTGGTCTTTTTATGTTTTAATTTTCATTTTCGTAGCCTCAGTTATTGCATTTTTGATATAGATACATTATAATATAATTTTTATTAAATGGCAACTAAATTAAAATGTCAGAATTAACATATATTGAAAAGTTAAATAATATAGGATTATCAATAGTAGGTGAATTTATTGGACCTGCTAAAAAGTATCATTATATATGTCATACTTGTGGCAATATTCATGACGGTCCCTCTATTAGTGCTAAATTATCAGGTTTTGCAAAATTTAACTCAAATGGATGTCCAACATGTAAACATCAAAAGACGCTTGATATATATAAGGAGATTATTGAACGAATTAAATTAGCAGGTATTGAAGTAATTCAAGAATATAGCGATCCTCTAAAAATACAAGTTTATAGAGTTGAATGTGGTCATACACATGATATTAATTTGGGAAGATACGATAGAGGTCAAACTACCTGTCCAGAATGTGGAAAACATTCACAAAAAGGTTTAATAACTGAGTTAACAGATAGTTATATCAGTAAAATGAAACAACTCAACATTAAACTTATTAGTAAATTTACACATAGAGATGATGTGCATGAATTTCAATGTTTAACATGCAATACAATATTTAATGGTGTTTTCAATTTTAAGTTAAATTTAGAATATCCGTGTCCGACTTGCCTTAAACAACATCAAAGTAACCGAAAAATAGATAATACATACCCGGATAGATTATTAGCACAAGGTATTAAATTATTAGAACCGTATAATGGTGCTGCTAAACACCATTTAATGAAATGTTTAACTTGTGGGCATGAATGGAACGCGTTTCCAGGTGCGAAAATTCGTGCAGGTAGAATAAAAGCACATTATGGTAAATGTCCTAAATGTGCCGATCAAAATAGACAACCATTCAGATTACATTATGGTAGACTACGATCATTAGAATACACTAAGACAGCAACAGAATGGTTAATATATAGAACACAAGTTAAAAAGTATACAAAAATTAGTTTACGAGGTTATAATGATATTATAAATCCCAATAATTACCTAATTGGAATGGCTGGAACTGATGATATGCACCATACTGATCATATTGTACCAGTTAAATGGTGTTTTTATAATAGTGTACCTGCTGAATTATGTGGACATCATACAAATTTACAAACAATATCTTGGAAAGAAAATTTAACTAAAAAATATAAATTACCAAATATTATACCTGATATATTTGTACCTTTTATTAACTAATTTTTTTAAATACACAAGGTGAATCTGTCCATACTTCAATATTTTTAGGTAATGGGCGTGATTTAGTATTAGATAATGTACATCGTTTAAATTTATTATTAGTAGGATTTAATAATTCCCTTAATCCAATTAACATAGGTGTTTTATTGATGGTTAGTTGCATTAATAAATTAAAAGGCTCATCTTGAATATCAGGTAATACTGAATGTATTGATTTATAATCATAATTATGAGCAATAAGAAATTGATCAACTTCATTACACGCTGTACTTAATGTTGTAAACGATTCGTCAGTATGTTCACGATTTATTAAATTACGAATTATAGTGGCAATGTAACTATTAAATTGACTGACAGTGTGTATACCTGTATTAAGCAAAGCTGGAAAACTCCACCAAAAATCTGTAGAACTACATATTCCAATATTAGCACCGTTATATGGGTATACTCGGTATATTGAACCGTATCCTTCTGCAGCATCTATATTTGTAACACATGTATAACTCTTTGACCTTTTAGGATATGGACTCCATGCAGGATCATTATCAACGAGTAGTGTAGTGTAATTGCTAGTATGTGCAGATCTACGAGGAGTACTAAATTCTGCACTACCAAACATATATTCTGCTGTTGAAGGCACACCTCTATATATTTGCCAATCTTTTGTTATTATATTACTACATTTTTCATGTATCATTAGTTTAGCAGTATACGAACTAATTTCGTGTGATGCGTTTTCTGTTAATTGTATATATTGACTAAATTTCATGTTATTTTTCCTGTATTAGTAAGTTCAAATATGCAAGGTGAATCTGTCCATACCTCAATATCATTAGGTAATGATGTTAATTGAGTTATCTTAGCATGTTTGAATCTGTTTTTGAGTGGAGATAATAAATCCATTATGCCTTGTAACATTGGTCTTTTATTAAATGTAAATGTTTTAAGTACTATTTTATCCTGTCTATCGAGTTTATTTGTTAGATGATTATATTCATAATTAACGGAATCGAGTACTTGATCAACAACTGCACATCCTTTTTTAATATTATCAAATGTTGTATCATTACGACGTGTTTGATTGTACAGATAAAATAAAATCTGATCTAATTCCAGATTAAAGGTATCTATATCATAAATATCAATTTGTTTAAGAGCAGGAAAACTATACCAAAAATCTGAACCCGTACATATACCAATATTTGCGGTATCAAATGGATAAACCCTATATGCACTACCATATCCTTTTGCATAATGTAATTCTGTGGTACAAATATAACTTTTTGATCTTCTAGGGTATGGTTGCCATTCAGGTGAATTATCAACGATTAGAGTTGAATAATTAGTTGTATTCGCGGATCTTCTAGGGGTATTAAATTCTGCATTACCTATTTGGTATTCATCATTTGAAGGCATTCCACGATATAGTTTAATATCATTGGCTATTGTATGTTGACATTTTGTTTTCAAATACTCTTTTGCATCAATATTTGAAATATAATGTGCTTGATTTTCTGTTAATAATATATA